TTTTTACTGCCCGTTCAAATACTTGAGCGACCCAAGAAGGATCTACTTTGATATCTCGAACTTCTTCATTAAAATTTAACTTCTTATCAAATTTGCCAACGCTTTTATCAACGACAAAGAAAACAAAGTAGGCCTTATCGCTTACTTCGAATCCATTTTTATTCAATAGATAAGTGTAAACATCCATCTGCTTCTGGTAGTCATCGTAGATGTGTGGTTCTTTTGATCCGGTAGATTTATAATCCACTACGGCAAGAGATCCATCGGCAAATTCTAGGATATCATCAACAGCACCATATAGCATTGCATTTAAATCTTCATCAAAGTATTGAACACCCGTAAAATTATGCCGCCACTCCGGCAATTGCGAGCCGTTGAATAGCTTAGCATCAATTTTGTAGTTAGAAAAAACTGGCGGTAATGTTCCTTCCTTGCGATAAATATCAAATTCTTGTTTAACCAAGAAATCCACGGCCGAAGCAAGAGTATACGGAAACGATGGTGGTCTTTTAACTTTGTGTTTGTTATCCAGCCAAAAACATCTTGGACATTCCAAGAATAGTTTTAATCCACTTCGAGAAACTTTGAATGATGAATTAATTACCATAGATAGATAGTATCTTTATTTGTATCTTTCGGCAAATAAAAAAGGCCCGACTATTCGGGCCCAAAGTAAACTTTAGCATAATTGAAACTCTGTGGAGTAGAAAATAGTTTTCTTGCCATCCGTTTCACCTTATCAATATTTAGACTCTTGATCTTATCGACTCTGGTATGAAATTTCCTCAGATCCCAATCACCGTTAACTATATGACTAATGACCTCTTCAGCCAAGATATCAGTATAGCCCTTAAACATGGACGTCCAACTAGCATACTTCCTGTATTTTAAAGCCTCGAATAGAATAGGATCAATAAAGCCATCGAATATCCTGCGACATTGCCTAAGTATTTCAGCTTCGGCAATTTCGATGCCTCTCTTCGAGGAAGTGGCTGTCCAAAAATACATTAGACCATTGATAAACGAGATATTAACCACCGGGATAACTCGATAGGCACCTGTATAGAAATTGAAGTTGCCAGTTCTTAGGCTTTCAAACGATTCAAAGGCAATAATATCGGCTACCATTTCGATCAGCTCGTCTCTTTGGACTAATTTTTCTGGGATCGGGAATCCCATGACTAAATAGTATCCGCTGATTCTGGAATCAATTTTTTCCCTTTCCCTTGGTTCGGTTAAAATCGGAAAATTGTCAGAACCATCATAGCCAGCCACGGCCCTTTTCTCTCTAGTCCGGCCACTCGTGCTATTATCGCCACTATTATCACTGGTAACCGTCCAGTCACCAATTAGACGACGCGCAAGCTCCATGGATTTACCATGACTGGGACCAAATATATTAACGAAAGTTCTGTGGGGTACGAGCTTCTGCTTGAACAGCCTTCTTATGGCTGAAGTGTGATTAATTTTCATCAATTCATCTATCTCGGAATCAATTCTTCGATGCATGGGATTAGTTGTATACACTAGACGCATTAAAGCTAGTTCTAATTCCGAAACAATATCGTCAAGACCAAATATTCTTGTTTCAGTGTGAATTGCGGCCTTCTCACTTTGTAGACCGCTTTCTCTCATAAAAGGATTAATATAGGCCCCTGCCAATAGCGTAAGTATGGAAACCATGTCGCGAGCATCACACAATAAACCATGGCCGAGTAAAAAGCTCAGCCAATCAATCCTGACATTTAGGTCGCTATCGGCTGCTTCGCCCCAGCCAGTTAATTTTCTAAGTTCAATATGCATTGCCCGAGCATTCATTTGAGGAGTCTCTCTGGCAATCATGTGTTCGCTAAGATGGACTAAGCCTGTTTTAAGTAATGGGTCATCAATAGCGCCTAGATCTGTTCCTATGCCAGATACGAATGAAACCTTATCGCTCATACAATTGACCTGAACACCATTTGGTAGGTGCCCTATGGTCACTCGTCTATGCATAGATACTCCTTGTCAAACAACTATGGGTAAAAATACAGAAAAATAATCATTCGGTCAACATAAAACCGTCCCACCTAAGTGGAACGGTTTTATTATTTCTCATGATATTTTTGGATTTATTCTTTATCCCGCATAAATATATTCGTATGATAGCCGATTATATTCATCTGTTGAATATTCGCATACTCCCTCTTCGTGCCAAAGCAGGAACTTATCTATTCCAGCATCTAACGCCATACGGCTACATACAGTACAATATGGCTTACCTGATTTCTTAATTTCTCCATTTTCATCCACTCGTGTGAAATAAAGTTTTGATCCTTCTATCTTTCTCGGATTTCGCTTCAATGTATCCATAATTGTTCGCCATTCGGCGTGCATGCAACATGTTCGATCGAAGTTTGGTTTTCCAGGACCAAATTCTTTATCGCACGTTCGGTTTTCTTCTTTGTCTAATGGGGGCGCATTATATCCTTGCCCGATCACTTCGCCATCTTTCACAATAACCGTTCCACATTTGTCTTTAAGACATAAAGCATTCTTAGCAACTTCTGCTGCTCTGTTCATCCACGAAATCGCTTCTTTCTCTTTTTGATCTTTCAAATATTCCATAGTATTTACGCATTCCTACTTCTCATGACACTTTTCAACTTATTACTATTACCGCAAGATTATTGATTTAGTTGCCACTTCAATAATATATCCATCTGGATCTCTGAAATCTACGGTGTACGAGCTTCTATCGTTGTACTTCGATTCTAGGGGCCCTCGAATTATGTCTGCTTGAATTTTTAAGAGAAATCCAGCGACTTCATCTACGACATTCTGTGAAGCCACCAAAAAACATATGCGCCTTGGGCCTATAGTTTTTTCAGGCTTAACATTTTGTTCAACAAAGTATATTTTGGTTTCTCCGTTATTAAAAGCATTGGATTCAGTTTTATCCCATCCAATAAGTCCGAAGATTCTTTCATAAAACCCTATCGAACGCTCTAAATTAGAGACCCAGAATTCTATATGTTTTATAGTCGCTTTATTTTCCATGACACTTTTTCCATTTCTTCTAGTGTAAAAAGTGCCACAGGGGGTTCGGTGCTGGGGAAGCCACCCGTGCTTTGATTCTCGACTGCTCGTCTGCGAGGAGTCGCAACCGGCCCTTTTGCCTGTTGTGCTTTCCCCCTCGTAGACGAGTAGGCGTATTCGCTTTTCAATGATCCTATTGTCATTTTACTCGTCTGTCAGTTTTTGTCAACTTCTTGGAAGTGGATAAACTGTCGTGGTCTTTTACGGCCTCCCATACCCAAGTATGGCTTCGTTTGAAGCCATGTAATTCCTTGAGCATCTTCGCAACGGTGCGCGTGTCCAGCCCCTGCTGGTACAGGCGCACCGCTTTGTCTTTCATTTCCTGAACTTGTTTTTGTTTGAATGTTGATAGAGGCATAGTTGTGAATCCTTTCACTACTATTATATTCCCCTGTCAACTCCTGTCAAGTTACGTACTGTGGATAAGGCACTTTAGTCTTGGATCGAGTTCGTTGCATGTAGAGCCCGTGCTTTGAGAAGTGCTCGGCCTGTCGCTGAAATTCATCGACGGTAATAGCTTCTTTGCCCTGGTTTTCGTTCCGGAGGAATGTGACCAGTCCTTGCAATGCATCATCGAATCCTGGGTCGCGTTCCCTTTCTCCGGCGAAGTCGTTTTTACTTTCCGTAAGGAAGAGGCGTGCGCGCTGTTCCAGCTCTTTACCGTGCATCATCGTGTAGATGGTCGTGCTTTGCACCGAAGCGTGGCCCAGAATATTCATGACGTCTGCCGTCGATCCACCGCTCTTAATAATGTGATGTCCGCGGTGGTGCCGGAAGCTGTGGGCATTCATGTACGGCATTTTTGCTCTGTTGCAGTATCGTCGCAACATTTCGCCCACACCCTTAATCGAGAACCTGTCGCCACATTTCACGCTAGTCACCGATACGAAGAGTGCTCCCGGCTCTTCGAACTTCATGACTTTCGTAAGGTGATCTCGCTTCTTAAGCCAACGCACCAGATAGTCATTGGTATCGTCTGTCCAGAAGATCTCTCGGAATGGTCGGCGAGACTTTGCTTTCTCTGTTCGAATTATCGCTCTCTTTTCGTTCAGGTCTAGGTCATCCACGTTAAGGGAGCATACTTCTCCGTTTCGTGCTCCTGTGTCCCAAAGGAGGCCGAGAATCGCTAGATTTCTAATGTGTCGTGGGTCGTTGGTGTCTTGCGGAATTGCCGCGACAAGCTGCTTATACTGTTCATCGCTCGCTACGCGAGGTAGTTTTGGTTCTTTGTCCGGGATCGGAATGAGTTCTTCGTCGATTACTTTGTAGCCTTGCAGCCGGTAGAATTCGAAGAATTTTCGGAGTGCCATGCACTTGCCGACGAAGCTATTTCTGTCCCATCCGAGCTCTGCCATGCCATTCAGGTATTCCATCACGTTGCTCAGGGTGATGTGCTCAATGTCGGGGTTGCGGAGAAACAGGCAGAAGTTTCTCAGCTCGCGGTCGTAGCCGCGCACTGTTGTTTTTTTAACCTTGAACTGTCTCCAGTTCGAGAATTGATTTATTGCGTCTTTAGTTAGCATATACACGAAACCCACCAGGATGCGACTCGTGGTGGGTTCGTGCCGTTTCCGTCCGCAGACCGAAGTCAGCGATCGGGACGCGAAGCGCCTTGCAAGGCGCGCATGCTTCAGTGTTATCCGGGTATCCCCGGCACATAAACCATGCAGAGCCATTTTAGCTCTTATGCGGCTTTCTGTCGAACCCCATTGTGTCGCATCCTCGACCTTGCGGTCGATTGATCCCTATCGGGAACAATGAGATAGGTATTTTTAGTTAATGTGTTTGACGACAGACCAGTCGACACCAGTCTCCCGCTATGCCAAACGGAAAGATATTCCTTCGCGCCAAGGAAGTCAAACACGAAAGCCATAGTAATTGAATTTTATAAGTCATTGTCAGACAAGTCCAGATTTTGATCGCTTCAACCTTTATATTTTCATTATATTTTTATTTGTCAGACCAATTAAAACACAAAAGCCCGGTGCGACGCCGGGCTTTTGATAAACTTTCGACTTTATTTTCCTGCAAACGGCTGTGTCGTATCTCCTTTATTGGAAAAGTAGAACGAGAAAGCCATTCCAGCAAGAAGCAAGAATTGATCGCCTGAAATTTTGCCCAAGAAGAGCGCGCCGATCGTTGCAAGGGCCATCAGGACGAATACAACTTTGCTCGCGGATTTAAGAATTTCCATATTTATTTTAAGGAATTTTTTATTTGTGCGAGTCCTTCTTCAATTTTTCTCACTCCTTCTTCGACCTGCGAAGGATGTGGTGTTTGCTGACCACCGGCCAACGCGACGATCTCGTCAATTATTTTTTTGTCGCGTGCCGGGCAATTCGGCTTCTTCGAAAATATTTCGAAGTGGCCGACGATGTGATTGCGGTCAATTGGTATCTGCCATCGTTGGCAAATCTCGCGAATCAATGCTGCACTCGACTGCTTCATCGCATCTGTCCAAACATCATCCGGCTTTCCTTCGTGCTCGATGCCAACCGTGTAAAGATTAGGATTAATGTTCGACTTTATCAGTTTCCAGACCGGCGCATCTACCCGGCCCGCATGCCAGGCAGTATCTTCTTCTTTCACATACTGATGGACTTCACCGGTTCGTCCGATGCCGTAGTGCGAGCTCACTAACGAAGCTGGATTTGCGAACCACGAATCGGTGCCGACGAGCGTGCCATCCATAATGTGAATGACCACTCCTTCCGGTCGATAACCTTTTCGTCCGGCCCAGAAGTTAGGAGACTTTTTTTGAATGATATTCATGGCGTTATTTATTAAGGGTAATTAGCAAGTTAAGCAAGGCCGCGATAAGCCCGCCGACCGAGGCTGTAGTGACAATCCAGAAAAACCGCTTGAGCCAATCGACATCGGTGCCTACCCGCGTCAGTTTCCCATCGATGTGGGGCAGATGGTTGTTCTTGATCTCGTCGACGCTTTTTTCGAGGTTGTCGAGCCTCTTGTCCTGTATTTGGTTTTGGTAATTTGGGTGTTCCATAACGGATTTGCTTTTTGAACCAAGTGTAAGCTACAACACAAGGGTCTATGTCTACAGCTCAAAAAAGATTATTTGCGCTAATCGCGGTGCTTGCGGTGGTGAGTCTCGGCATCGGGCTTTATCTATTGTTGAATTTCGACCCGATGGTGCGAGATGCTGTTCAGTCAGACAAGCTCCGGGAAATGCGCCAGCAAATTGAACCGAAGCCTTCATTACCGTAATCCCTGCCTCATATGCTTCAGGTCTGTCTGCTGAAGTTCCTCAGTCGGGAACATTTGTCCGATCGTTGCGAGCGGGTCTTCTTTGCCTGTGCGAATTGAGCGGAGACTGTCTTTCGTCAGCTTCAGATTAAGCTGGGGTGTTGTTCCTTTCCGCTCCGCTTCCCCGACTTGTTCGTCGTAAACCGACCTTTGCAGCCTGGCAATGTCTTGCGGCTGGAATGTCACCGACGAACTTATTTTTTGCGCTTCCTGCGGATCATCTTGGGCGAGGTATGGCAGGATGTCCGGCAATATCTTTTCCGCTGATGCGTTCCAGTTTTCAATGATTGCCGTCGCAGTTTTTATATCGTTCTCCTCAATCGCCCGCTTAGCCTGCTCGCGCGCGGTGCTGTATCCGACCACCGCTTCGTCTTTCAGATTCCATGCTTGATTTCGCTTCTCGCCTCCGGCGGATCGGTAGAATCGGCTGGCGGTGCTTTGCAGAATTTTTGCCGGGTCTATTGCTTCACGGCCGAAACCTCCAAGGAGGCCGCCAAGCCCATAGGCCATCTTCATTGGCGAAACACCGAGCGCTCGACCTACGACCACCGCCGCCTGCGGTGTTTTTTCGTCGTACTGCTCGGTTGGCGAAACTTGTTCGAGGCGTCTAGGAACAATCGGGCCTCCGGTGAAGAATGATTGATTCGTAGCAAGTTCTATTGGAGTACGCAGAATCGGAGGCATCGCTCCGGAAAGGAATTGGGTCACGGATAGCTCTCCATCACGCGTGAATGGGATCGGAGCCAGTTGACTCATCCATTCCAATGCGAGCTTGCTGAAGTTGCTCGGCTCGCCTTTGCGGACATAGTCGAGGGCGTACTCGATCGGGTTATAGAAGATCTGCCCGACGTCGCCTTTGGGAATCAGCACCATCTTAGGCACGCGATTGCCTTGCTCGTCCTTTTCTTCACCGACAATGATTGGGAAATAGGTATCTTTGATCCAGCGAGGCACATCTTCATAGAGGTCTGGAAAATTCAGGGAGTTCCAGAAGTATGTCGTCACGCCTGGCGCAACGATCAATGCGCCCGCTTTTGCTGAGGCTTTGACGGGACTTTCTTTAAACACGCGGGCTGTGTTGAGCAGTGCCTGCCATCGCGCATTCACAAATGGCACCCACATATTTATGATTCGCATCTCTTGACCGGCTTTGGCAAAATCAATCGTAGCGTTGCGGGCTTCAAATGCTGCCTCGAAGCCAGTTGCTCCCCCCTTCAGCGCGCGCTTGTACACTCCAAGGCGAGGCGCGAGTTCTATGGCTTCAGCGAAATTGCTTATAAGATTGAAGGGGTTGACGACCGCTTTGGTTCGTTTCCACCATGTTGGCTCAAACAATTGTTTCTTCACGCCGCTGATCTCGCGTGCCCCCTGAATGAATCCACCAAAACCTCCGCCATCGCGACTGAATTCTTCCAGCAGTTTTGAGTCCCAGCCAAATGCCCCTTTGAGACCTTGAGCAAAACCAGTGATCCAATCGGCCGGGTTGAAGCCGTACTTCGAAGTCATGACTGCCATCTGTGCATCACGCACGGCGTTGGAAAGCGAGAACGGTATATATAGTGTGGTCGCTCCTTTCCTGAACGCACCGGAGGTAAACTTTACAAAGTTTCCCAGCATGCCAGCTTCGACCTCATTCATCTGATGCATTGCCCAAGAAAGCTCTTCGGGTACAACCCACTTCGTGTTCTTTCCATCCACGAATACGCTGATGGAACCCCAGCCTTTTGGTACACGCGCATCTTTGGCCAGAGGCTGTATAAGCTCTTTGGCTTCCGGCAACACTTCACGGATGTTGATGAGTTTGCGGGCTACGTCGTTGCGCTTGGCAAGGTTTACCGCGTTCGATAGTTTGTCGATGATTGCTTCAAATGGGTCGCGGATTATTTTTTCCGTACCTTCAAGGCCTTTAACGATACCTTGCTTGCTTACCGAGAAGATCTCGCCGCCTTTCGGCAGACTGTCTACGAATGCGGAGTCCGGCAAATAATCGAGGACTTGGAACGGAATCCAGTGTTTATTTTTTACTACGATCGAATTGTATGCCTGCTTCGATATAAGTCCCGATTCTGCAGCTGGCCGGAGTATCGCTTCGTCTGCCCATTTCTGTATCGCTTGTTCTGCCGCTTCAAATTGTTTGAATATGCCAGGGCCAACTTTTGTTTTCAGTTCGTCCATAGCTTGCTTTGCTGTATCGGCCGTAACTCCGGCAGGATTGGCAAATCCACGCTCGGCTCGTTCAAGAGCTCGGCGCGACAAAACAAAGCGCGTGAAGTCGGCGCGTTCTTTTCTCAATGGTGAGATGACTTTTTGTAGATCGTTTAAGAAAGACTCCACCGTCCCCATGCGTCCCGCGTACATTCGCGCCGCGGTGTATGCACTTGAGTTAATATCGATGGGCTTTCCGGCCATGTCGCTCACCATTTCCTCGAACCGTTTGATTGGTGCAAAGCGATCGCTGAATGCTTCGGTGAATTTTTTCGGTGCGCCCTTTATCCACTCAAGTAAATTTTTTGGCGTGCTTGTTTTTCCAACCATGCCGTCAATGGCTTCCAACGCACTCCCTTTCGGGGAATCCGGAACTCCTGATAACGGCACCTCGGTGGATATGCGAGGAGGGGTTGAGGGTGGAGGTGTTAGCTCGTCAGCCCTTGGTTTTGGCGGCGCTACTTTCTTTCCTGCCTTTATAACAGGGTGTCCTTTTGAATTGACACTATCCAATGCGCCTTCCGCCGCTGAAGTGCGATTGGTGGGTGTGCCTGCTTCAATCTCTTTGATCGCCTGTTCGCGGGCTTTTATAAATTCTTCGCCTTGATCCGATACCCCTTTGTCTTTTTTTGCCAGATCAATAAGCTCTGATTCTCTTTTTTCAATATCCTTTTTCATTAGACCCAATAATTCGTCGCCCTCTTTACCTTCAACTGCTATTTCTAATTTTCGCTTAAGCTCAGGCAAGGACAGATCGGCGTTTTCAAATTCCATCAGGTTACGCCCTTCTTTCTCAAAATAATTAACTGGCTTCACTGATTTGATAACTTCTTCCGCGGTCTTCACCGCTTCCGTGATCGGCTTCGCTTCTTTAGCAATGGCGATGCCTGCTTTTTCCACGAGCTTTTCCCCGCCTTCTTTAATAGCTTGTTCGGCAAGTTTCTTCCCGCCTTTTTCTACAATGAGCTTAGCGACGTCATCGCCGTATCTTTTGATGAGTTGTTCACCGAGTTCTTCCGCTACTTTCTTCTTCGGAATGCCGGGGACGATATCAAGTGCGGTCAAGGCAAAACCGAGTGGCAGCCCATACTTCTTTGATGCTTTCTCGCTGCCGCCGAATGTTTTAATTGTTTCTTCTCCGGTTCCGCGTATGTCCTTAATAGGCTTATCGCCCATAAGGAACTTTTCCAGCTTCGGAGCCACTCCTGTGCCAGGTATAAATTCTTTTTGATCCTGAAGCGAGAGCATCGCCGAAGCCGCTGCGCGATTGGGGGCACGAAGAACATCTTTGCCAAAATTCAAGACCGCCATTCCGACTGTCTTCGTTGCCCCCGGCAATTCGCGCACAAAGTCCCGCACGCGTACTTGGTCAGGTACGGGTGCGAAAAAGTCGCCGATAGTCTTCTTTGTTTTCTCGGCCGCTTTCTTGAAAGGTGATGTTATTTTGTTCCAGAAATTCATAGTAGTTTTAGACTCCAATACGGAAGAGCCGTCCGAGGAATCCGCCAACGCCTCCTGCGGTTTTAATTCGCCATTCGTCGTCAATTATTTCTGAGGCCGACTTCTTTGAATCAGTAAACTGGACGCTTCCATATACCTGCTTCAGCTGTTCAGCGTTGTATCCTTCTTTCCAGGCGTCGCGGACTTCTCGTCTGAAAGTGCTCTCGGCAGTCGTGCCGGATGCCTGGGCCGGAGCTGACGCTTTTTCAGGGGACTGTTTTCTGAGGTATGCGATTTCAGATTCAAGCTGAACGGCCAAGTCGCCGCTATAGCCCAATCGAGTCGGATCATTGATGCCTTGACTCATCAAGCGTTCAGCCGTGGCTCTTAGAGATGGGTCGGGCTCCAAGCCTTGATCTATTCGGGCAGAGAACCTTTCACCAGCCGTGCTGTTGCCGTTCCCGCTGGATGCCTCTTTTGCCCTTTGATCGGCTTCCTGGAGCTTGAGCATAAATTCCGCCTCCCAATGCTGATCGTCGCTCTCGCGGTCCAGTTCGCTTCGAAGAGTGTCATTGTAATCGCTCATCTGCTTTGTCAGACTGGCTAGGTTGTATTTAAGCTCGTCGACTTCGCGCTCTTTTTCACCCGTCTCAGCCGCCACCTTTTTGGTTACTTCGTCGAGCGTGCTGTTGTATTCCCCCGCAAGACTGTTTCGCTCGTCCACATAGTTATTGATCGTGGAATTTGCCAGCCGTTCAATCTCCGAAGACTCGCCGGTAATTGTTGCCGCCGAATAGTACGGATTGCGTCGAGTCTTGCTGATTGACTCGTCGCGAGTTCCTTTTTCACCCGCAATTTTTGAATCGAGATTTGCGATTTTTGTTTTAATGTCCCCAAGGCCGCGCGTGTTGTACTCTTGATCGTAGCGGGTCGTGTAATAATTCTTGAGCGCGCTCTGCGCTGAATCCAATTTTTGCTGAGCCGTGCCGATCTGAGTCTGAAGAGACGACAAATCGTAGCCGGCCGAGTCTGTTCCATCCGGTGCGTTTGCCGATGTCGGCCTGGCGAAACTTTTGCGAAGATCTGCAAACTGCTTTTCAAATTGTGTCCAGTCAATAGCCATAGATTTATATATTTGGTTTGGCTTCCGTGATCCGGCCAGTTTTCAAGTCAATGTCATGCTTTCTGTTCGGATCGAGTCTGTACTTGGGAAAGCGACTCATGATGTATTGCTGTTTTTGCACTTCTAAAGCCTGCGTGATGAGCTGGTGTTGATGAATAAGCTCCTGCCGTTTGCGGAGTTCTTCAAGGTCTGTTTTGTCTAATTTTTTTGTAAACATGGTATGGATGCCAATTGTTTTTTAATTGATCGACCTTTTATTGTTAGATGTCATCGAACCAAGCGACTGCATGCCAGCTGAACCCGTTGTAAATCATGAGGCGTCCGCCCGATCCCATTCCGCTCGGACTGGGATCGTAGTACATCTCGCCGTTTGCAGGGCTGGCTGGTTCATTTGTTCCGATTCGAAACGATGTTTGGACATCGACGAAGCCACCCGAAATTGCGTTGTTCCCGTAGAGGCGCAGAATGTCGTTTCCGCTCGATGCTTTGAAGAAGATGCGGTCGTTGATGGTCGTGTCTATGACGAGTGGCCGGTTACCCGAAGTATCGACCCACATTCGGGCGTATCCGTTTGCGCCGTCGTCGAGCATCAATCCGTGGCCTGGCCCTGCCTGGATGCCGTAAATCGGTGTCCCTCCTATGTCGCGGAGATAACCGATCCTTATGCCGCCATATGGGGTGGAGAGATATCCGGTCGAAGTCAGATTGATTTGCCCTGCTGTGATCTTGGTCGCACTGACGCTGCCGATCTTGGCATCGTCGACCGCGAGGTTGCCTATCTTCGCGTTGGTGACTGCCAAGTCTTGAATCTTTGCCGCGCTTACGGCCAAGTTTTCGATATTGGCATTTTTTACTTCCGCCGATCCGATCTTTACCGAGGTGATTTGCGCGTCTCCGATTTTGGCCGTCTGGATTGTTCCATCCACTATTTTCGCGTTGGTGACGATGGCATTGCCGAGATGCGCGTTTTGAATTACACCCGTGCCGACATGAGCCGATATGATCACAGCGTCTTCTATCTGCGCGGACAGGGTCACCACCGCTTCGGTTTGGATTAATTTTGATGCGGTAACCGAGCCATTTTTTATTTTAGCCGTGGCCACCGCAGCATTTGCGAGTTTCTGTTCAGTGACTGCGAGTGCATCAAGATGCTCGGTAAGGATGGCTTGATCGATTATTTTTGCCGAGCTGACCGAATCGTCAGCCAGGGCAAGAGTTCCGATCGCTCCGGACTTGATCTGTACGGAGTCAATCGATGCGGGTGCGAGCAATGGCGAACTCTGTCCGTCGTGGGTGTGCGGCGGAACTTCCGGAAATGGCTGATCGTCCACTTCTTGGTTGCCGAATATTTTTTGCAAGAATTCGCTCATAGCTTTATAAGATTCCTATTGGTTCGAAGTAGGTGCTTGCGGCGACAATCTCTGGCGTGTTATTCCCTGAGGGGTGTAAATCAAACGCCAGTTCGAATGTTTCGCCTTTGCCTTTTTCTTCTTCCTCCTCATCTCCGGTTTCGACCGTGAACACCACTTTGGTATTGCCTTCTTTGTCAAAGCTGTCTGCTCCGTCTTCGAGGTATGCCTGCTTCCATTCACCCTGCTCATTAATGCGGTAATAAGTTTTTAGCCAGCACTGAGAAGGCAGGGGTTTGGTCAGAAGTTTGATGTGACGGAAGCCTTTCTGTAATTCCGGTTCGCCAGCATCGAAGACCAGTCCTTCATATCGTGCATCGGCTTTATTGTCAGGATCGACTGTATCCACGCCGTATGTTGATCCGTCTTTCCACGATGCGAAGGGCTGATCTCCGTATACCGTCACCGCGCCAATTTCAACGTCGGTGAGTTTGCCGTGTGAAGGAACATATTCGAGGTTCATCGAATAAGGTTCGTTTTTGCTTAACCGTCCGTAGGAATACAGTCCGCATTTATCTGAGCCTGTTACTCCCATTAGAGCTACGCCTTTAAGGTTGGCTGCCGCTCCGGGGTTTACCCATCCGCCGCCGGGGAATGCTTTGAAACGCAAAATGTTTACCGTGTCCCAGTAGTAGAGTCCCCCGCTGATGCCTGCCTGCACCATGATGAAGTCGGTTTGGATCATCGCGTTCACTCCCTTTTCTGCAATCATTCGGCGGAGAATCCATGAGGGTTGCTGCTTATCCCATGTCCACAGCCAGCCTTCTTCGATCTTGTCGCCTTTGGTCGAACCGATAATCGCGATCTGGTCCTGAGGTAGTAAAGTTTTGGTGCGGTTGCCCGCGATAAGATCGAGTGCTTGATTGTTGAAGTTGCCTTCATAATCCACCAGTGCGATGTATCGGCCGTCGCAAATCTGGAGAACGCCAACCGCTATCGTCATGGTGTGCCATGCGGGATCGCCGTTTAATGTGCCGAATGTTTCCACGCCTCCGGGGAACGAGCCGGAGAACGGAATACGTTTGAGCTTTGTCTCGGTTGCCCAATAGAGATACGGCACGTAGCTTCCGGACCCGTTGTTATTGGTGTACTCAGATGCGCCCATGATCTTGCCGTCGGGGTCGGTGTATCTCAGCACCCATGCTGATGCGGGTGTATCTTTGCTGTAGATATTTCCGGTGTTGCCGAAGCCGTATAATTTTCCATTTGAAGCTGGCACAAAAAACAGAATAAGGTCAGTGACGACACTCCCCGAATCTTTTTCAAGCGCTTGATTGCACTTCAGAGTGTCCGCGCCATTTCGAATGTCGAGGCTATAGCCAAACCTGAACGCACCAGCCACGCCCTTATAGGCATCGTCTGCGATACCTCCGCGGAAACCTTTTATTCTGTATGCATTAAGTGCCATAGTTTTTAATCCTGCGGATTACAGTTCTTGTAGAGAAAACGCGAGCTTGTTGCCTGCCCGGTGAATCCGGCCTCTCCGCCTTCCTCGTCCTGGCGGTCTTTTATTTGCTGAAGAATTGCGGTCGCTTCCAGAATCTGCTTGTCCGCATCTGAGCTTCTGTTCGGTTCTTTCTTTAGACAGATGCCGAGAGCCAGCTTGATGATCGCTTCTTCCATTTCCTCAGGGGTGATCGGTTCGTCTGTGTCATTCACCAGCGGAATCGGACGCCTGCGGTAGTAGATATCGATGAGTTTGCCGTCTTCAAGCGGTGTGGGCTTGATCAGGTACTGGTCGCCAAGAATGCAGAACACCCGCTCCCACACATGATTTCCGCTTTGATAATTTTCAACGCTCGTTTTTGCATGCTCTTGGCCGTCGACTTTGATGAACATCATTCCACCCGGTTTGTAGTCGAAGGGGTTGAAGTAAGCCTCGACATCTTTCTCGGTCAGCTGAGTTGAGTGGTGGTTGAGAAAGTTCCATTTGGCAAAGTTGCATGCCCGAATAATGGATTTATTAATCCATCTTTTTTTATCGACTTCACTCCAAAACCCGGTGGTCTTGGCCGCCGACATTCGTGCGTTGAGGTCTTGTAGGAATTCTTGTAATTGCATGGTATTTAGGGAAGAAGCTTTCCGGTTGTTCGATATCGTTTTACGTACTCGAGTAAATTGTCGCCGGGACAATCAGTGGAATCTGGAGTTTCCCGATGTCCAAGTACCCGCTCTTTTGGGATGCCCCGTTCTTTTCTAATCGTGTCGAGGAGTGTTTGGAGGGTGGCTAGCTGTTCTGCGGTTGGCTGTTCGTTTCCGCTTGATGGATGGAAATCTCCGCACATTGCTATGCCGACAGAACGGTAGTTCATTTTTTGCGTATCGGCGTGAGCTCCGATCTTGTTTTCCGGACGACCCGCAATGTGTACGCCGATGCCGTCTAACGCTCCTGCGATCCAATGGTGGTAAGCGATATCCCCCCAGCCGATTCCTATGTGGTTATTTTTTATCGTGCTGAAGTGTGTCGAGTCACGCGGTGTCGCCGAGTGATGCACGATAATAAATTCCGGGTAATTTGATTTATCGAATTTCGCAATATCTTTTTTCGTTGATCGGAATGTGCGGAGCGTGTCCCACACGACCACGAGCTTTGCGGCGAATTCACCGGAGTTTTTCACATAGTCCCAGGGCAGTTTGTATTGGCCGTCCCAGGATGATTGGCTTTCCAGGACAAGACCCAGCTTGCTTGATGTCGTCCAGCCTTCGCGGTCGACGATCTCTTGCACGATTTCGCGCAAATCAGGCGATTCATACACGCTGTTGGCTGACCAATGAATGCCGACAAAGACTCCAGCTACTGTTTCTCCGATAGTCCATTCGGCCAATGCATTTGTTTTTTGCCGAGTCGATGGTCGGTTTGATCCGTTGCTGGCGAACACCGGAGCATCATCTTCCGCAAATCCTTTAATGATGAGATGCGGAAATCGGTTGTTCTGATCTGCCTGCGTAAGCAGAAGGTAGGCACCGATGATGTTTGCGTATCGAGGAACGGCGAGCGAGCTGAATATAAAGCTACCGTCATTTACCGATGGCCCATCATCACCGACAGTTATCACGTTGCCGGTCGGACTCGACTGCCATGTGGTCTTATCCGTTTCCATTCCATCGCGGTCAGTGCCAGCGATAGTGCCGATACTTACATTCTTTGTCGTGTACCAGACTTCAAGTTCGGCCTGATAGCCGTCGCCCTTGCTCCGGTCATAGCAAGTTTCAGCCTGGTTTGAGGAAGATCCGTTGTCTTCTATTGTTAAGGCCAGGGCATTGCCCGGCTTCCATCCGTTTTGGGCAACAATTTCTTCAATGATCAGTTTGAGGTTTGGTGTCTGCGTCCATTCGTGGACTTCCCATTTCTTGATGATGTGCCACGCGACAGTGTTTACTGTTTTCGTTCTCTGGCTGGGACGCGAGGTTTGAGTGAATAGTTTTGTATCCGGCTCTTTTATTCCTTTTACAACGAGCTTCACATCCGGGTCTGCGCCGTCCGTAACCGACGGCCGAATCTTCAACCTGGCCAGGACAATCTTCGAATTTCGCGGAATACTCAGATTGCGAAAACGAAACGCGCCGGAATACACGGAACCGCTCACGTTACCGAGAGTAATTACGTTGCTGGCATTGCCGTTGCCGTTCCAGGTTGTTGCATCCTGTTCACGGCCGTCATCGACGTTTTCAGCAACTTTGCTTTGAAACTTGGCAACATAATTCATCGGCATAACTACGCTTTGCGTAAGGCAATGAGCGGCACGTTCAGACTCCAATCCGTCGGGCTTGCTGTCGGATATGTTGCTGGCAGCGCACCGTAGCTTTGTGTTACCGCATAGCCCAGATACGGCGTGCCAGTCAGTCCGTTGTCAAAACCGAGGAATGTCGCCATCGCATCTGCGGCAGGAATTGCTGCAAGCACGAGTGCAGTGGTGTCTTGGCCTACAAAAGCAAGCCAGTAGAGTTTCCCGCCCTTGAGCGTGAGATTGATCGTGATCTCTTTAAGCCCCGTGGTATTAACATCCACCTCGCCCGCATCGAGCACGAGCTTTGCCGGATAGACACTTCCGTCGCCTTTGTCTTCGTACACGCCGAGACGAGCCTTCGGAGTTGTGCCGCTGGCCAAAGTCGTGACACGAATTGCTATCCGATCAAACTTTTGCGTCTTCGGTACAAAGAATGGAAAGGCGCGCAGTGAGTTTGCAGACGCTGCCGACTGCGTGGTCACTGTTCCGCCTGTCATGAATGGCCCGAAGTATCTGCCGGTTTTTCTGAACCGCAGGAAGCTGAAGTCTCCCTGTTGAGGAATAAAATCTGACATAGGAGCTTATTGCTCAACGATCAGCTCGACTTTGTCGCCAGTGACTTCCGCGTCAATGTAGCCCTTGTTCGCATTGCTGATGCGGAGCTTCACCGCTTCGCCCGGCTCTAGGGTGAATTTCCCCGCCTGAGCCTGGGGTGCAGATTCTCCGACTTTAATCGCGCCGAGATTTGTGCGCTTTGCCTTTACGACGAGATCGCACCCCTCTCCGACAGGAATGTCGGGAAGCTGAACGGCAGTGCCTGCGCTGGCTACGGTCGCTTCGTTCACCACGAATTTTGATTTACTTTCTATCGCCATATCGTTGTGCCTTATGTTTGGTTGATAATGGTTCGACCTTTAACGAGCCGAGAGTTTAGAACTTTGGCTCTTTCTTTTTTGTCTTCCCCTCGCTTTTGGTTTCTTTTCCGGATGAGGAGTCTGATCCTTCTTCTTTGCCTTTGAGCGCCATCTCTCTGCGCTTCAGATCTTCTTCTTTCTCCTTCAATTCAGATTCCTTTTCCGACAACGACTTGGCTTCAAGAGCCGAAGTCACTGCCTTTGTGACTTCCTGATAGTCGATGCCGACAAACGGAGAATTATCCAGGAAGTCTTGTTCGGCAGAATCCTTCGTTTCGTAAATGCCATTCTTGAATTCGATCGTTTTTCCTGGACGCGTTATTGCCATTCCGTTGATGATCTCGGTTACAGTCGGGATCATTACGATCGCGTAATGCTGTCCGTAACGGGTTGCGTAACGCTTGCTCTTTGTCTTCGGCTTTTCAGCCGTCGATGCTTGATTTTTTGCCATACAAATTAATGTGAAATTATTTTTGTAATAACCGCGGAATCGACCTTTCATTTTCCGCGGAAAACCCCTCAAGGGCTTTCCACTCGGTCAGGCGGGTTCGGAAAGCATGCCCGTCCGACCGAGACTTGAAGGATTACTTAAGCGAACTTAACGATTGCGTGACGCTCAGGCTGTTCCATCTGGAGGCCACATTCGGTCAGGTACTCGTCTACTCGTGAATCTTCGCCAGGTGCTTGTCGATTCGTGAGAAGCTTGCTGTCACGGTTGGCGAGATATCGGTAGGTCAAAGCTTCCATGTCTACACCGACACCGCTCTTGCCGTACAGATCCCCCGCAAGCAGATCGTGCTTGATGATGTTGAGCGTGCCGTGCGGAGAAAGATACTTAAGGATGGTTAATCCAAAAGTTTTTTCTCCTTGCAGTACCTGCAACTTGTCGTGAGCGAATCCGTTGATCTTGTCGATCACGTAACCGGAAGCAAGCAGGTATTTCTCGGTGTTGCCGTGAGCGAACAAGATTCTCAGGTAGCTGTTGAAGTCGTCGCGGGTTGCTACGTTGCTGGTGACCTGGCTGATGCGAGGGAGAACTCCGCCGGTAAATCGTTTCGGATGAGTACCGGAAGTGATGATCTCCTTTTTCCCGAATAGGAAAGCTCGCTCGATGTCCACCAAGTGTTCGATGCCTTTCTTGCGAATCTGATAGTCAAAGTCGTTCTCCTTTGTCAGGCCCTTGGTGTTGCGTGAAGTTTCAGTGACTCCAATCGTAGTTCGGAAAATCTGGCAGTAGTTGAGCACTTCAGCGATCGTCGTTCCTTTCATTGTGCGGAGATCCGCACCTTCCTCGTTGGCATTGCCAATGATCCAGACGATATCGTTCTGCTGAAGCAGACCGCCGCCTGAACCACCGTCACCGATCTGACGCACAAGAGTGAGCGTGTTGGTTGCCACGTTCGTTACAAGCATGACTTCGCCGGTCGGGTTGTTTGTACCCTGGGCCGACTTCACCACGAGTAAGACGTCGCCAATACTGAAGTACGCACCGTTGGTCACAACCAGCGTGACTGCTGCTCCCTGGTTGGCCGCAACGATGTCTTCGCGTGCACCGAACTTATCTTCGAACCACTTGAAGTCCGGATCGCTCGTTTCTTTTTTCTTGAGTGCCTTGCCTTGCTTGGTTGCTGGGTCTTTTCCAGCGTTCGTGAGAATGCCGAGCAGCGGATAACGCGCTACGTCAAGAAGCGAGATTACATCCGCTACGTCGTACTTGCGCGTAACACCCAAGTTCGCGGTTCCTCTAATTCCATTTGCTGATGACATATCTTGTTGTTAGTTGATTAATTAACTGATAGGAGGTTCGACCTTGCTATTTGAGGGTTTAAACCCCAAGGCCTCCTAAGGGGCCATTTGACCCGCTTGTTCCGAAGATGTTTTCGAGGCGGCGTTCTTCCGCACCCTTTTCTTCGCCCGGCGAGGTCGGAGCGCCCACTCCTCTCTCGACTTGCGCTTTGGCTTTCTTGAGGCGAATCTTCTCAGTGTCAGAAACCTTTGTGTCTCCCTTTACTTTTCCAGCGAATCCATCGACCTTCGCACACGCTTCTTTGAGCGGCATAACCGTTCCTTTTTGGGAAGCGGCGTCGATCAAAGACAGCACGAGTTCGCGGTACTCTGGACTGGTCTTCAGGAGAGGGTGATCTTTCTGAGCCTCTCGAATTTCTTGCGCGGCGGAATCTCGCATCCGGCTTCGCGCATCGTAGGTTTTGCCAACGATGCTTTGAACTGTCGTAACCATCCATTCTGCGAACTGCTTGGGAGTCATCTTGGCCAGTTCTTCGTCATTAGGCACATCTACTCCCTCGCCCTTACCTTCATCGTTTTCCTTCTTGGAATCAGGCTTGGTTTTTGTTCGCTTGGGCGGTTGGTTTTTTGTTTCGAGCTCCTCATACATTCGGATCACTTCCTCACGGCTTTTGCCGTGCCACTTGTTTTTCTGCTTGGATGCCTCGCCCCCTGCATCTTCCTCGGTTTCTTCTTCATCATCGGAATCATCCGATTCGCCATCATCCGATTCTTCCTCATCAGTTTCTTCGTCTTCGTCGGTTTCTTCTTCAGAATCTTTGGTGTCGGTTTCCTCGTCTTCTTCCTCACCCTTATCTTCCTGGATGTCTTCTTCTTCGGTATCCGTTTCCTCATCTTCCGAGTTTGCGTTGAGGAGAGCGTCGAGCTCCTTTTTACGATCTTGATTCATAAAAGCGCTTGTTAAATTGAATTTTTATTTACTAGTTTGGGGTTCGACCTTGCCCCAATGTTTTTGCCATGTACTCCATAGGCATCGTGCTACTCTTGGCTCATTGCACCCGCCGCTTCGTCTTTTTCACGAATAGCATCGTCGACCAATGCGAGAATTTTCTCGTAAGCGTTAGCATTGGCTCGGTGCTGAAGATAGTCGGAAGCAATTTGCTCGGCTGTCTTTCCCGAAATGTCAAAATCCCGAAGCTCCGCATATTCAATTGCGATCTCTGCACGAATTTTTGCTTCGAGCCATTTCCAGCCAGCCGTTCTGACCATCCCCAGCACCGCCAACCCCATATCGAATTTTTCTTCATTGGTCTGCATAGATTTATTGCTGTTCTTCTTCCGGTGCGGGCTCCGGCGGAAGATCCATCTCCGGACCATTCGTCATGAGTCCGCCGAGATCTCTGCCTCCAACATCGGTATCAAGCATGTCTTGAAGGGTGGCAATCAGGCTTTCCAACACTTCGCTGAAGTCAGACTTACCTGATTGATAGGCTTCCTTTGCCGCGCCTATCACGCTTTCGACCTTTTTCCAGCGAGCTTCCATTTGCCCACTCTCCTCTCGCATGGTTTTCTGATTCTTAAACTCGATCTTGTCGCCTTCTGGAAACCTTTCGTCGGCTAGATCGTTCTTCTTTTTCATTTTTTTGTCTTGCATATGAATGTGATTAAATTGATTAATCCTCGACCTTTTCGATGGTTAACTTGAGTTTGTGACCCAAGTCGATTTTGGAAGATTCCTCTTTGGAGAGGTAAACCGTATGCACTCGGCCTTGGTCTTCCTGCAAGGACACGATGCAATCGCCGCCACTCAAGGTCTTGCTCAATACAATTGCGGTGATCACCTTGGTTGTCTGATTATTTTTTGCCATAGCGTTATTGGTTAATTGTTTTTCGACCTCGACCGATAATTGGAATTCTCGACAGCACGCTTCTTAAGAAGCCGGGACGCGCTTGCGGAGATGGTGGTGGCAACGCGTCCGGTGGAGCACCTGCTTCCGATATAGGTGGAGGTTCTCCCGGCTGAATTACTGGTTCTTTACCTTGAGTAGTTTCGTTTTTTTCTTCACCAAGAATTACGACTCGATACGCCTCTTTGCCCATTTCTTCGAGGATCATTTCCTGAATCGCGCGCTTTCGCTTTTTCCATTGTTTGATTTCATCGGGGCTGTTCGGATCAGGTTTGTCCTGCGCCACAAACTTGTCGTAAAGGAGCAAAGACTGATTAAGTCGAGCCTGCTGGTCGGGAGGCACGACCGGATCAACAGTCACCACGGCATCGACCTTTACTTCTTTGTCCGCCATTGTGAATTCCTTAAAGCTGACTTCGTCCCCGATTACGCGATATAATTTGTCTTCTTCAATAAATTCCTGGTTCATCTCTATCAGCATGTTGGCCAAGCTGCTCAGCGTCTCGGATAAGTTTTGAGCGAAAGAACTTAAGCGTAAGTTGCTCTGACCGATGAGCATAGCCACTTTGCCCAGCGGTTCATCGGGAGACTTTGGCATGCCTTGGGCATATTCGGAGATAGCCAGCGTCCGCTCAATCTCATCACGCAAGGCTCTTTCTTCGTTCACTCCCATGAGGCTAATATCGGGCAATCGTTCGACTACCACGTCATCCATCTTACGAAGCTCCCATTTTGCACCCGGCGCGAAAATAATATCGTTTTTGGAAATGCCGGAGTCTTTGCGAATCTTAATTACCGGATCAAGCATGAGAATGACATCGTCCATGCGCTGGTTGCGAAGATCGGCGATTTCAACAATAGTCGTTTCAACCGGCTCAATATGGCCAATGCCCCAAAGTTCCCAGTTGACTTCGTGATCTGCCAAGTTCAGGAAGATTCGGCCGTGATTCACTTTTTTATATGGATTCTCATCATCGCGCATTATCACTTCACGGTTGCCGAACGTGATCAGTTTTCCTTCTTCAAAGTCGTAGCACTCCCACAGCTCGATCTGCTTTTCCGGTTCGTACTTTTCTCCGGTGACTTTAATTACTGAGTTGGAAGTTTCTACCGATTCTGAACTTTGAATCTGTCCCATCTTTTTGGTGTTCACCTCATATCGTTCCTTTTTCCAATCCTCGACTTGTTTTGCTTCGAGGAAATTCACATTTTTATAAAGTGCGTTTTCGCCGCGGGCTTTTTCTTCGCGCTCGATCTTGTCTTTTGATTTCAAAATGCGGCGGATAAGCCACGGGCAATCTTCTTCTAAGTCTTCAGTTTCGGGAGCGGGCAAAATGTCCCACAGGTCGCAGATGGTGAGGAACGGATCATCGTGATCAATACTTTCATCGGTAAGCCAGGTCAGCATGCCGATTCCGTTCCCATATGTAGAAGCGGATTTTACCCACTTGGGAAGTTTTTTCGACAGTTTAATAATGTCGAAATCGTAGCCAACCAGATCATTCCAGGCACCAATAGATTTTGATTCAGTGTCTTTTTTGTCTCGTGGAAGAATGCGCGTTTTTCGTTTAGCGGTCGCAAGACGCGAGGCTACTGTTTCCACGATCTGAAATGCAATCGGAGGCATGAGCCTGGTCTGGTACGCGTAGTTTGTTTTTTCCTGATAGGCCCGGTAGTGCTTGTACATGCGAAGCCACTTTGCACGATAAGGGCGCAGGTATTCTTCTGCGCGTGTGAATCGCTTTTTCCATTTTTCAATGAGCACCTGCTCGTCGGCCGATGGCGAATAAACCTCCTTTTTGGAAGTTTCTTCTTCTTTAATTTTTTGAGGTGATGCTGATTCCGCCATAGGAAATAAAATAAGCCGAGACCCTTTTAAGGCTCGGCTCAATTATTTCCAATCTGGTTCCTGTCGGTTCAATGCGAGGCCGAAGCCTCAAGAGGATAAACAAAAAGCGGGACTACCACTTCTCGTCATCACGACAGCCATAATAAAATAGCTGTTGATGACAGAAGTCGTAGCCCCGTCTCGTTTAGCCCGGTAAACCCGGACGCCGTCAGGCAATCGCTTTCTGTTGAGTAAATTATAGCACAATACAAAAACACCTTGCAATAGGTGCTCTGTGTACAACGATTCTACTCTTTGCGGGATCGTTTTGCATAAAGCCCGCCGCCAAGAGTAGAAACCTTTCGGTCTCAACGTATGAGTTTCCCCACACGACCATCCAAGGATCCCTGACGACGGGTTCTATACCTTGGATGGATTAATGCCATGCCTGTCGAAAATTACTACGACAGGTTTAGGCAATTCAATTGTACCTTCATTATATCAATAAAATTAAATTTTGAACATATGTAAAAAGAGAAAGGGGCTATCCACGATGTGTTGTGGATAGCCCCAATTTTTTCGACCGCCTGCGGCGGAATTCAAGGGATCAAAAGCCCCAAGAATTCAAGACCTCAAGGATCGATTTACTGCGAGAGGAAGCCGGACACCGACCCGAAGAGGTCGAGCGGGCTGCCAACGAAGTACGCGTCGAACCCGACCCCGCCGCCGTGGAAGCGGAAGTAGGGAGACCCGGAGAAGCCGCCAAAGGCCACCGGAGAGAACTCGTCGCCAGAACAATCCATGTCCAGTTCCTCCCAACGGACGAGCCGTTCGGGATGAGTCAGAACGATGGAACCGACTGCGAGACTTCCGAGACCGAACTCGTTGGCCACGAAGACCTCACGAGCCCGACGGACGGACTTGCCGCGATGGCGCATGCCGAGCTGGGCAGCGACGATCAGGATGTCGCCCTTCTGCGTTTCGGCGATGAGATCCAGCGCGTGCGCCGTGCGAGCGTGAACCCGCAGTTGCGCCGGCGTGATCTGACCCTCACGGTAGTTGTAGAACGACCGGGAGTCGGCGATCTTGGTGTGAACGATCTGGACTGCCTGGCAGTACTTCTGGATCGGATCGGTCACTTCGGGGAAGTGCTTTGCCGCCAGTGCGTCCACCGAGGGAATCGCGAACCATCCTTCGGCACCGTTCGGGAGTTCCGGCAAGGTCTTGGCGAATTCGAGCGCGTGGCTCGGATCGAGACCGAAGATCTTGGCGATCGCCTTGATCTGGTCGTTGATCGGCTTCGGCCCTTTGTACTCCTTCGGGTACGTGTAGTTGGAACGAACTTCCTCGTTGGCGTACTGGTTGGACTGGGACAGATCAGCGATGAGCTTCGCGATCCCGTCCTGCAGTTCGCCACCGCGCTCGTTGAGCCGCTGTGCACGTGCCTCGTCGAGCTTGGACTTGTTGTAGACGGCCTCGAAGAGACCGGTTGCGTGGAGACCTTTCGGGTCTCGGCTGGTGATCAATGTCTGTGACATCGTCATCCTCCTTCTATGTTTGGATTTGCCAGAGTCGCTCCGGCTAACGGCTTCCTCTGCATGAGGTAGCGCAATAGGCATAAAATAGCCCTTACGCCCAATGCGCTACCTCATAAATAAGCCTGTTTTTAAAGAACTGATTCTGACGCTTAAGTATAGCAAATATAGGCCGTTATGTCAAGTATTTGGCCATATCCCCTTCTTTAGGATATAATACGCTTGAGTATAGGCTAATGTACAGTCGTCCATGGATTACTGTCGCCGAACTCTATCATTTCAACGATAACAACCAGAGTCATGGAGACTACGGTTTCCAAGAGAGTGTTGTGTTGAGGAGATACTGCTTGTCCTCGTCTGGTGCAGGTTTCGCCGCAAGGCGGATGCTGTTAAATTAAGTTCAAGGCTAAGAGCGTATAGTTCCGTTTCCAACGGGAAGTAAAGTTCAAGGCCTGGTGACACAGATGGATGAGGGCAATTATCCGGAGGCCGATGGCGACTTCTCCAAGTCTCCCTACTTCAACTTCAACGACGGCAAGGTCAAGTTCGACACGAACTTCGTTGACAACCCGAACGACAACTTCGGTTCGGTGTCCGGCTTCCTCTCGAAGTCTCTCCGCAGCAAGAAAGGGTATCCGCAAAACGGATACCCTTTCTCTTAATCAAGACTTGGTGGATCGAATCCAACCGCCAAGCATGCGGCCGATCTCATCCACTATACTTTCCAATGCTACGTACTTTTTCGAATCGATGGCCCTAACGTCTTTCATAAGGCGAATAAAGACCCTGAGAAGGTTGAGCTTGAGGCTGCATCGTTCCAATGTCGGCCCTTTCGCTTGCTTCTGTTCGCCGCTCGCTTGAAGTATGCTTTCAATCACGTCAAGAATCAGTTGCTCGCATCGTTCGAAGATCGTGAATCGATCTTGTTTGGGCACGACCTTTCTGTACTCATGAAAGAGTTTGAACAGGTCGTACGCTTTCTTGAAGATCGGGATATCGAAGTCATTCATGGTTATGAAGATTTATAAGGAATTATTCAATCGAATCGCATCGCTAGAAAACATCGTTGCGGCGTGGGAGGAATTTCGAAGCGATAAAGGCAAAAAGGCCGATGTTCAGGCTTTTGAGTTTTCGCTTGAGCAAAATCTCTTTTCCCTACATCGCGATTTGATTGCCAAACGCTACTCACACGGGCCGTATAAGGGTTTCTATATCCGCGATCCGAAAGTGCGCCACATTCACAAGGCCACGGTGCGCGACAGGGTTTTGCACCATGCGGTTTTCCGAATTCTGAATCCCATTTTTGAGAAGACCTTTATCGCCAATTCGTTTTCGTGTCGCATCGGCAAAGGAACACACAAAGGCGTGCTGGCCGCCGAGAGCATGATCCGAAGAGAGAGCCGAAACTACACAAGACCTTGCTTCGCACTCAAGTGCGATGTGCGGAAGTTTTTTGATTCGATTGATCACGAAATTCTGTTGGCAATTCTCAAGAAGCGAATAGTCGATCCGGACACCATGTGGCTTATGGAGCAGATTGTTCGAAGTTTTTCGGCCGGACAGACGACACTTTTTGAGCGTCATGGTGTGCCGATCGGCAACCTCACTTCGCAATTGTTCGCCAACGTCTACATGAACGAATTCGACCAATTCGTTAAGCACGATTTGAAGGTCAAACATTACGCGCGCTACACCGACGACTTTGTGATAATTTCCACCGACGAAAAATATCTGGAAGGGCTTCTTGACCCGTTCCGGAAAGTTATCGGGGACAAATTGAAGCTCTCTTTGCATCCCAAGAAGTGCGCCATCCTTGATGCAGGTCAAGGCGTGGACTTTTTGGGATACGTGATTCTGCCGCACTATCGCCTACTTCGAAGCAAAACGAAACACCGGATATTTCGCAAGCTCAAAGACCGAGTGGCGCAGTTTCGCCGGGGCGAGATCGACGAGCATTCTTTGTCCCAATCGCTTCAGTCGTACTTGGGTGCGCTGTCTCATGCTCACACTTATCAACTGAGTCAAGACCTTAGAAACCAGTGCTGGTATTGGATTCACGAGTAAAAATAAAATCCCCGCAAAACCATCTTCTGCGCGAAAGCACAGAAAAATCCTTGCGAGGACAGCTTGGATGGTTTTGCGACCATGCCCGGTAACGGGTTTAGGCCTTTATTCAGTTGTTGAGCTAGTTTAGCAGGTCTATTAAGTTATGAACAGTTTTACTTAACAAATTAAATGGTCGCATTATTTCCCTGCAGCCACCAGGTGATTCATGATATTTGAAGATTGAATATAGCTGAATTTTGGCGGCAGAGCGTTTCCTATTAAAAGAGAAATCGAGGTTTTGGAAATGTCAGTCGGAAACTTGTATGTTTTAGGAAATGTTTGCAGAAGTGCGGCTTCGCGAGCGGTGATGGCGCGATCTTCCTGCGGATGCAAGAACCTGCCTTTTGAAGGGTTGAGGCAACCGCCGGTTATGGTGGATGAATAATCATCCCAACGCAACCGACCGTATACATCGTTAAATCCCACGCCATCTCCCTTGTGGCACTTCAGCTCAAATCTTTTCGGCAAATCGGTGCGGCTCCCGCCGTTTTTTGGCGTCGCCTTTATGCGCTTCATTATCTTGGGTGTATGAGACGCCACTATTTTATGCACGGGGTCTGCAGTCTTTGAAACAGATTCTATGTGTCCAATCATGTCCCGTACTGTGACCTTTTCTCCCGTAGCCGGTGCGATGTCTATATCGCCCAACAATGATCCCACAACTACCAAGCGTTTGCGGCGTTGAGGAATGCCATACTGTTGAATGCTGACCGGTTTAAATTTTGGATTATACCCCAATTTTTGCAATTCCCGAACCACATATTTGAATAAATTGTAGTTAACCAGTCCGGGAACATTTTCCATCATGATCGTTAAAGGCTTCAAAGCTTTTACAAAACGCAGGTACTCCAGAACAAGGTTGTTTCTGTTGTCGCGTTTGCTGCGTTTCTTGTTCAGCCTACGCATTGAAGAAAACCCTTGACAGGGCGGACAACCGGCCAAGAGATGCAAAGGACTGCCGTTGAGAATTTTCTTTATATCGGCGGTGTTCACATTGCGTATATCACCCTCGAACACTTTCGTGTCGGGGTGATTCAGACGATAAGTGGCGACCGAATCCGCGTCATTATCAAAAGCGGCGGACACATCGAATCCTGCATTCCTGAGTCCTTCGGAAAGTCCGCCGCATCCGGAAAATAAATCTATTGCAAAATATTTTTTCATACGATTGTTTGTGTTGACGACGTTGGCTCTTGCGCAGTTGCAACCGGGCCGACTGCGGCAAAGTCGTCAAGAATTTTTTTCAAAATCTCCGTCATGTGCTCCGGATAATCCGGAACACCGTTGCCGCCCATGACATTTAAAATATGCTGTATGACGGGAGTCAAAAAGGGTTCCGATATGGTGCACACCCTTTCGGCGTTTGGCCAATACGAATATTTCATCGGATCTTCTTTTTTCTGTCTGTCGGTAAATACGTTCCAATCTGAAGGCAGGGTGACTCGCGTTGAAATAAAATCCTTGGGAATGGCTATAAAATTTTTAGTTTCGCCATTAATCGGGACAAAGGGAAGCACGAAAGGCCCCTCCGATAATTCGCCGATCCTTCCCAGCAAACTCGAAACCTTCCCAGAAATTTTTTCCGGCCTTACACAGAGAGTCAACCAATCTTTGAGGTCGGAGTTGGTCTGACATAATTCATGCAACGCCACAGTGTTTATTATACCAAGATTTTTCTTCCAAAAATAGCCCAGGTCGCAATCTGCCGATAAAACGAGATGGAATTTATCGTCGACTTTTACTACATCGCCGCGTCTGACCAAATCATCGCCGGTTTCCCGATAAAAATACAATCGGCAGGACCAAACCTTAGCCGCGACACTCTCGTCCTGCGCGGGTGATCCCGTGGCGGGTTCGGGTATTTGATCCACCAAATCGTAAATATCTTTTCCGGCAATGGCCGTACGAAATCTTTCGGCAAGAAAATCAATAAAGTCTTTTTTTCCTCCGTCGCCGACAACCACGTGATTCTTTATGTCATTCAAAGAAGCCCTTCCCATGTCTGAAAGAATTTTATCCATCGTTTGCACGGCTTTTTTTCTGAGAACGCTCGCAAATCTGAATGAAAAATTGTTGTTGTACATCTCCTCTGCTTTTTGCAGGAGAACATTGGTTTGATCGACCCCCGCGACTGTTTTATCAAGATACGCCAAACGCTCTTTGTACTCTTGAAATTCAGGCTTGGCGAGAATCACATCGATCTCGGTTTTTTTGTCCGCTTTTGAAAATATAAAAACAAGCGAAAACGTGCGATCCAAAATTTCCTTCAGAATGCTTTCTGAGTCAGTTCCCGATCCGGCCGCCGCTCCGGGGTATTCCCAATCAAAAACCACCAGATCGGAACGAAAAAAACCATTGTCGATGGAATTGATGTAAAAAGAAGGGTTTGTAAAACCGTACACCTCCCATTTCGGACTGATGCCATCGGCGTCTTTTTGATCCAACAACGTCTGAGTCAGATTCTTTATAACTTCATCTGTCCACGTTTCTTGGGACAGCAAAAGCTGTAGGTTGGATGCATTCAAAAGATCGGAATCCTTTATCCCTAAAGATTGGGCTTGTGATCCAGCTGCCGGAATATCATTATCGATGATACAAACGGAGTATCGCATATATTTATTTCTTTTCGCCAATAGGTCGTTCGGACGCGACCTTGCCGAAGTCAAGCGTAAACTGAGCACCGCCAAAACCTGATACCTTCTCACGATCCGTGGTGAGATAAATATCACCCTTCATGCTCTGCATGTAGTGTCTGCAAATATAAAGACCGAGACCGCTCGGCGGAATTCTGAGACTGTAACCAGGTTGAAATAAATAAGGCATTATCACTTCATCAATACCTGGCCCCGAATCGGCGACGGTCACGGTTCTGTGTTTCGAGTCGATGTGAATGTTGATTTTACGATTTTTCTTCGAAGCCATTCCCAGCCAATATGAACTGTTATCGAAAAGATTTGAAAATATTTGGATCAGAGCTCCGTATCTGCCGTACACCGGAAAGCTTTCTTTGGCATTCACTTCGACTTCAATGCCTATCTTTTCGAGACGCGAACGGAACACGTCGACCACATATCCGATCGGCTTTGTTATTTCAAATTCAGCCTGAGTTTCGTTTTTTATCGCGCGGAGCGGACTCAGTCTCTTTAGTTCCGATTGTAGAGAAGCCGAAGCTTCTTTAAGATTTTTCAATTTATCCACGTCCGGTTTTTCGGACTTCAGCATATGCGAAACACCCGCGTAAAAATTGGCGGCTATTTTGGCAATTTCATGCACGGAAACGGCGACTGCCATGCCGTATCCGGCCTGCTCGGTCAACAAATCCTGTGCTTCTTGAATCAAGTCGATGCTTTTCTGCAAATTTTTTAAAGAGTTTGAGAGATTGACCAACTTCTCTCCGCGTTCGCTTTTCTTACCCATCGGGTCAAGAATTTTATACGGGTCTTCTTCGAAAGGATATTTTTCTTTTATTTGCCCAACCAGAGCCGACCCTTGTTTTGCATAGTCTTTTAAGACCTTGGGGTCTCGAATCACGTCTCCCACAAGGTCATTATACTCATCGCGCTTGCCGATAAATTTAGTTTCAATTACGGTGGCGACAACGGCATGCACAAGTTGGGTCAGGTCTTTGAAGGCCTTGTTCTCTATCAATCCCTCTCTGTTTGTTTTGTCTATCAAGTCGATATTTTTTGCCTGATCGACCTCAAGATTTCCGAGGATGTTGTAATAAGAAATTCTGAACCCTTGTTTGATGTGTCGTTTGCTTAAATCCAGCCAATCGGTTTCAGCACCCCATTCCGCCGGAAAAATATTGATGCCATCCCGAAATATGGAAATGCCTCCGAATTTTGTGAGGTAGTCTATAAACTCTTTGCCTTCCGGACCGGTGCTGCTGATCCACGGGTCTTTGCGATACCAGACATCGACGTGCATATAAAAAGGTCCGCATTCCGGCTTTCGCAGGCCGTTTCCATCGGGCAATGACCAGTGATCGAGTTTGGCTTTGCGCAAATCAAAATTTTCCTCTTCGATTTTTTCTTCGGACATCGGCACTGTTTTGGGAGGTTGAAATTTCAGCGAATATTCCATGACGCCGTTTTCATCCACAAGACCGTCGAAAGAAAAAGTCGAAGTAAAAGCGTCCGCCGGGTTATCGGTCGATAACATGCCAACTTGAGGACATTCCAGATAAGCATTGAAGCCCTGTCCGGCTTTTGCGCTTTTCGGCGATGGATTGGGAGAATTGAGACTGATAATCGAGCGATGCAATTCTTCCACGGTTTCCCGGTCCCAAGAAAATCCGTTGCGACTGCCATAAATCACCAGTCTGGTGCCGGACCCCTTTTTGCCATAATCTCGCGATGGGCTTTGACGTGTCAGGCTGACGCCGACCGTCTCCAAATCTTTTGATCCTTCTTCTCCCGCTTCGAATTTATCCCAATCCACCTCAAGGAGATACTCGTAGTTCAGATCGCTGACTTTTGTTTTAAGCAACAGTTGGCGTCCGAGCCGATGAGATGCGAATCTTCCGACACCTTTTTCTCCCAACGGAATACGACCGCCGCGTTCCTTTTTTATTTCCGAAATCAGCTTATCGTACGAACCCAGTTTGCCGGCGGCTGCGGCCTTTTCTCTTTCCTGTCTTATATTTTCTTTAACCGCAGTTTTGATTGTGGAAGCCGGACGAAGCCAACCGTTTTCAATCACTTCACGCGTCATCCCTGAGCCATCATCTTCGATTATTATTACGGGTCCGGGCAATTCCGGAAAAAGATTGTCGGACTTGTCCACTTCTGACAAAGATGGAATGTTCTCAATTCGCACACGGCAATACGATGCGCCTGCGTCATAGGCATTTTTTATAAGTTCCAGGATGCCAACCTTTTCGGATGCGATAAGCTGCTCTCCCAGGACTTTGATCAAGTGCGCATCCGCTCTGAAATTGAGTCTGATTTTTCCGTCAAGACATATCTCGTCGAGAAGCAGAGATGGAATTTTTCGTACTGCGTTTTGAGGATTATAATGGGGGGATTCCGCCTCCCGTATTTTGCCTGCGCCGTCCTTGAACGAAACTGGTTCGACAAACGGTTTGTAGTCGATAACCTCGACAAAATAATGGCCACCATCTTTTTTGTCTTTTGTGGGTTGAGCCTTTATTTTTCCGTAACCGAAATAAACACCTTCGCCGCCGCTTTTGATCGGATCGTAATAAATGAATTCAATTGGTTCGTTTTTAAACTGGCCGATGTATTTATCTGGAAAATGATAAAACCGCCCGACAAAGTCGTTGTATTCGCTGTTTTCTCTGGATTGTGTAAGCACCAGGCAGTTTCTTGACATAATTTTTACTTGTTAAGCAAAGCCATTATTTTGTTTATCGGCTCATCGCCTTTGTTTTTTAAAGCATGCTCCCAAAACCTTATCGCCTTCCAACCCATTTTTTTATATTCAAGATTCGTTTTTTTGTCCCTCTCTTTGTTGGCCAATATTTTTTTCATCCAGAACTTCTTGTTTGATGTCGGCATGGTTCCATGCCATCGACATCCGTGCCAAAAGCACGAATCAACAAATACAACCACTTTTTTATCGACAAAGGCTATGTCGGGCTTGCCGGGTAAATAGGACACGTGTTTTTTGTAACGAAGCTTCGCTTTGCCGAGGTCGCGCATCAAAGACTTTTCTATTTTTGAATCCTTGCTTTTGATGCGAGACATTATTTCGCTTCGTTTTTGTTTGGTTACCGTATCCATACTTTTTACATTTGAATTTGCCAATCGGAAGGCAAGACGATCTTGTCGTAACCCCTGCTCTCCACGAACGGTTTAATGCCCTTGCTTGAGGGAAATTCGCAATCAAATTCTCTTTGAACGTCCTTCAACAAATTTTTTCCGAGATTGTCTCGATATTTTTTGCTCAAGCAAAGTTTGTACCAGTCGTCCAAATCGTTGATTGTAATGATTCCCTGTATCTTGTCGCCCCAGCCAACCTGCAACAAGAGAGACTCGATTGATTCTCTTTCAGTGTCAAGACACACGATAACGATGCGATCGGCCGTCACGCTGTCGACTATGTCTTCCATGAGCTCCGGGGTCAAGGTGAGGTGTTTGACCTGTATTGCCGGTCCAAAATTCGCCCAGATATCCAAGCCTCGATCGGCCGCGTTGGTCACACCGACGCGATACAATGCGGCCGGCAAGATAAGCCTTGTTTGTTTCGAGTCGATGCCAAGAACCATCTTGATGAATCTCTCAAAGTCTTTGAGGATTTCCGCGTCCTTGTTCCCGATTTCCAATGTGACCTCGGCTTTTAGAGCTCGAACGATGGTTGCGAAAAGAGCGTAGACCAAAATCTCGTACATTTTGTCGATGCTTCTCCTGAGACCCGGGGTTGTTTGAAAAAACGAAACTAGTTCTTTCAAAGAAAAGGCGTCGGATGTGGAAGACTTGATGTAAGTGTCGATCTCTCGAACGGACGACAAACGCGCTTCCAATGCTTTGTAGATATACGCTTCCACAAATCCCTTGCCCTTGCTGTTGATTTTTCCCAGTTCCACAAGCAATGTCGGCGGCATGGCGTTGGCTTCAAAAATGTTGTCTTGGAATTTTTGGCTTGAAGTGCTGTGTCGTCCGACCAAAAGATTGGACACCTCATCCCTCCATCTTTTCGATATGTTGCGATACGATTGGAGTTCGCTCAGATCCAAGTCTTTATCGATTCTGTGATGATAAAGAATTTCCGCGATCTGAATCGGTTTGTACAGGTGGACGCGGGACTTGCGTATCACCGTATCGAGAGCTTGTTTTGGCAGGTTATTTGTTGGCATAAATTTTTTGTACTTTTTCTTTATTGAATAAATCGACTTGGGACGGTCCGCTTCGAGGATTCTGACTCATCGCTTTGACCATCGCTTGCGCCACGGCTTGGATTTGCGGAACCACCACGCTATTCCCGGCTTGTTTTCTGGCTTGATTATCACGCACTACAATTTTATATGTGTCCGGAAATCCTTGCAGGCGAAACATTTCCCGGGGGGTAAGTCGCCGCTCCCCGTTAACCGTCAAATAATTATAGGAACCATTGGCTCTTAGGGCGCAAGAGTGGGGGTGAATTCCAAGATTGCTTCCCTTGTTTTCGTGCAAGACCGCAGGCCGATAAGTCAAAGTTTTGTTTTGCTCTTTAAGTCTCCGTTGTATTTTGTCTCGCATGTGCTGACTGAGAAAATGTTTCCGATCTATCCGGTCATCCGACTCCAAAACATCAGCCAAGGTTTTTGCTTCGGTTCCCTTGATCGGGAACTCAAAAGGATAGTTCTCCTTGAACCCAACGATCATTATTCGTTCTCTCTTTTGCGGCACTCCGAAATCAAGACCGTTAAGAACTTTATAATGCACATAGTACCCTAAGCCTTCTAAAATATCTAAAATGACTTTGAATGTTCTTCCACCATCATGGGATGTGAGCTGTTTTACGTTTTCGAGCAGGAACGCTTTTGGTTGTTTCGCTTTGAGTATCCGCTCGACGTCGAAAAATAGAGTGCCGCGCGTGTCTCCAAATCCTTTGCCGTGGCCAATAATACTGAAAGCCTGACACGGAAAACCGCCCGTCAAAATATCATGATCTGGAATTTCATCGGTATGAATTTTTGTTATATCGCCTTGTGGCTTTTCACCGAAGTTCGCCTCGTAGCTTACCTGACAAGGCTCATCGAATTCAGAGGTAAAAACGCATTTGCCGCCGTTGCGTTCAAATGCAATTCTAATGCCACCGATTCCGGCGAATAAATCGATGAAAGTGAATTTTTTTACCTTTTGAATCTTTTTAGCCATGTTCTTGGATGGTTTTAATTTGACAATTTAATGTAGCGAGTCCCGCGGCCGCGGCCGACTCGTTTAATCTTGCCCAGCTCGACCAAACTCCTAAGTGCTTGGCGAACGGTGCCGAGCGCGATGCCGGTTTCTTTTACAATATCGCCGGGACCCGACTCTCCAACATTTGAAATATATTTCCACACTTCATACTGCTTAGGTGAGAGAGTATCCTCAATCTTTTCTTCTTGTAAATACGATAGTGCTTTCGTTGCTTGCTCTCGCACGACAGACAAAAAGAAATTTAGCCACGGCGAGATAGTGTCGTGATCGGTTTTGAACGTCTCCTGGGATTTGCGGAGCGCAATATAATATTCATCTTTGCGGCGTTCAACGATTTGTTCATGCGAGACATACTGCACAAAGGTATAGCCGGAGCGTAGAAGTAAAAGATTTGTGAGGACGCGCGAAAGACGTCCATTGCCATCTTCAAATGGGTGAATTTTCAAAAATTCGACAATAAAATTGGCGATGATTAAAAGTTGGTGGAAACGATTCTTTTCCATCGCATCTTCCGTCCACTCGACAAGCTCTTGCATTTCTTTTGCAGTGAGGAATGCCGGTGTCGTCTCAAACATAATCTTTGCGACTTTTCCATCTGGCCCAAGTACCCCGACTGTGTTTTCTGTTTTTTTGTAACCGCCGCGATGCGTGTCATCCTTATGAGAATATTTCAGAAGCTGATTATGAAGAGAAGTGATCACACCCTCTCGAAGTGGCAGGGTCTGAAAGCTATCGAAAACATTTTGAAGTGTCTCTAGGTACCCTTGCACTTCCTGCGAATCACGATCGGCAAACTTTGAGACCGCGAGGCCACGCATAACGTCCTCGACTTTTTCATCGGTTAGTTTTGCCCCTTCTATACGAGTGGATGCGCCGGCAGAAGTGATCAGCGTTGATCTTTTGAGATTAGTAATTGCCTGAGGCGTCATTCTTAAGCCTCCTTTGAACTCGCCACGAATACCATCAATCTCAGCCAAAAGAGCCACGATATGCGGTTCTGGATTTTTAATACGATGATCAAATTTTCGTGTAATGTCGTTCATAAAATAGCTTAACTTTTAACGTTATAGTCTATATGACGGATTATAACGGATTATGACGGCAAGTGCAAGTTTCCCCCCTGTGGAGATCCTCTCCTCCCCCAATACTCGCAGAAGCATCAAAAGCTCGTCACAGGGCCAAATAATGGCAAACACGGGCTAATAAAAAGGACTTTAGAGCCCTTTTTAGGTCATTGCGGCTATCCTTGGATATCGGCGTATTCCTTGAGTAGAGCATCGGAATCGACACCCTCTCTTTCTGCTTGCCGGGCTATGTTCTCGGTCGTCGTAATAATGTTCTCAAGGGGGGCTGGGTTCTCAATTATCGAGATCGCATGAAGTGCCTTCCTTGATGTTTCTGTTTGGGATAGCACTGTTTTGACGTATTGGGGCATGGTGACGAACCAGAATGTTTTTCTGATTTCCGGGAGATCCGCACTCAGATCAATCGTTGGTTTTTCCCATCCGCTCTTTTTGAGGTCGTTGAGAAGAAGTGTGACCACGGTACTCAAGTGACCGCGCTGCAGATCTTCTCCCCAGTCGTGAGCGTCATCATTCAATTGCATTGCGACCAGATAGTGTTTGAAGTATGAGATGATATTTCCCCAGTCTTCAGTTTTTAATTCTTTGCCGAATTGGGTGAGTATAGCCACCGAAGAAAGGATGTGTCCGGAAGCAGGACGATATTTATTTTCGTAGTCTCCAAAGTCGGGTAGGGTTGTTGGAATATGGAAAATGTTTCCATCAACTTTGGCACGACAGTTTTCAACTTCCCAGGCATTTGAACCATCCAGCTTATCCATCAGGTCATGGAAGAACGGACGGAATTCTTTGTCATCAGGTAGGGCAATAAAAAAGTCTATGTAGTGACGAGCAAAAATGTTGGCGATGGGAAGCAAGCGCGGATCGGCCGCTTCGTCTCGATCCCAAAAGTCGTCATAGATTATAAATGCCGTCCAGAAGAAAATGTTGGCAAGCCCAATGTCGGCGACCAATTCATCGGGAATACTCTCCCCGCTCTTTCCGAGGGATATCTTTGTGTAATAAGCCATGAGTGACATTTGCTTGTCTCGGTTGCCGCGGATGGTCTTTTCGATCGCTGACTTCGCTCGTTCCCGTAGTGTCGGAGAAAAAGCTTGGAATCGTTCGTCAAACTTTTTTCGTATCATATTCATGATACGCTGCTCATTCTCGTCATAAGCAATCGGCTGTTTAATCGGCTCTTCCTTGTCGACACTGCCGACAAGCGTTTGGTATTTATCAATGAGACTGCGAACTGTTTTGTCGTCGACGACACTGCCAAACGGTTCTGCGATATTTGAGAGACGCTTTTCCAGAAAATCATCAAGCTTAGGTAGGCGAATATCCTGCAGCACAAGAAAACAAGCAATCGCCAAGTTAAGACCGACATCGGTTGCCCCCTGTTTTGGTTCCAAGGAGTAGGGACCCCCTTCGTCGACCTCCATCTCGGTGAGACGTTTTACAATCTGCGCGAGCTTTATGCCTCCGATACTCTCGCCGGATTTTAAGCTTAAAATTAAATTGTCGATAAATTGATTATGCTGCATATTCGGTAACTTGTTTACGCATGGGCAGAGATACTTTAAAGGATGATCCTCTACCGGCTTCGCTCTTGGCAATAATTGCACCTCCGAAGTCTTTTTCCACGATTCGCTTAGCCATTGAAAGACCGATGCCAATTCCTTGCCCGTTTATTTTCGTAGTAAAAAATGGTTCGAATATTTTACTCATGTGGTGTTCGGGTATTCCAACACCGTTATCCTCCACGATCATGATTATAATCTCCGGTTCTTCCACCAGAGATATCTGCACCCATCGATCGGCCAAGCTTACTGGCACCAGTTCCGCTGTGGGTGGCATGCACGCATCAATGCCGTTGGCAACGAGATTCAGCACGATCTGATTAAATTTTATCGCATCGCCAAACATTCGGATATCACTTCTCGGCGCGAAGCGCAATTCGACATTGGCTTTTTGTGCCTTGTGAGCAAGCACCTCAATGACATGTTGGATTTCCTGCTCAAGTAAAAATAGGGCTTTTGTTTCTTCACGCGCCAATTGCTTGCGTACCGCAGCAACCAAGTCTTCTAATTTCTTCGCGGCTCGTACCGCATTGCCTACACACTGCTTAGTTTCCTCGGCTGTGCCATCCGTCTTTCCCAAATTGAGCGATACCGCATTTAAAGGATTTATCAGATCGTGAAATAAGCCTGAAGAAATTCGGCCAAACTCAGCAAATCTATATAACTGTGTCATCTTTTCTGCTTGAGTCTCCTTCAGCTCTTTAGTGCGTTGATCGACTTTAATTTCTAAAGAGTCACGCTCCTCTTTCAATTCCGCCTCTGATTTTCGTAGTTTAAAAATTGATTTTTCTATCTCCCGATTAGAAAGCCATGTGATTGTTGCTATAACAAAGAAAATAATTATAGCAGCGGATGTTTCTGCTATGCCCCATGTTTCTAAGGTCCAATATCTTTCTGCTGTAATCCTACTAGTTGCTTGCAGGTACGCGGTAATTACCAGCATACTTCCAACCGCAAGAGAATTAATAAAAATATATCTTTTATTCAGAAGTATTCCTGTCAGGACTATGGTTAAAGCATAAAAGAGAAGAGAAGCGACTAGGTCAACGCCCCACGTATAACTCATAAACGCTGCTAGGGTGAAGAATATCGCTATTAATAGGTAGGACGATAAATTAAAGTAGCCTCTACGCGAGAGATAAAAGAACGATAAAAAAGCAAATAAAATAACCAGGGTTATTAGCGGAGATAACCCTCTGTATGATGATCCAAGCAGTATTGATTCCGCAAGGGTAGCTACATTTGCGAATATTAAAAGAACGATCAGCGCTGAAAGAATTATATTGAAAATAAACTCGCGCCGTCGCAGATCGTCCGTTTTGGATCGTGGTTCGATTAAACGGTATAAAAAAGAAGTAATCCTTTTCATGGGACTTCCACTGTTAAACAAAAGCGCAGGGGTACCGAATCGATTTGGCAGAATTATTTATCGACCCAAGGTACACCAACGCCCATGACAGTCACAATTAGTGCCATCAAAGCCGAGCTATTGCGAACCGCTTTGTTTGTTAGAATTTCTTTGATGATTTTTTTCATAAAACTTATGCTATTTCTTTAAGGTTCGGATTCCTCGACCACAGAATCCATGGATTAATTATAGCAGATATTTTTAAATATTTTAAGCCATAATTCAGTCAATTACATATCCGGTACCGGAAACAGTTCTTATAAAATCACCTTTATTCCTGCCTTGCAGTTTTCGCCGAAGGATCGTGACGTGCGTCTCAACCGTATTGGTAAACAAGTCGGCATTCATGTCCCAAACATGTTCCAGGATTGTCTGCCGTGTGAGCACCCGCCCTCGATTGCGTAGCAAAAATTCTAAAAGGAAAAATTCTTTTGGGGCCAGATGCACTTCCCTGCCTGCCCGATGAACAGATCGCTTCGGCAAGTTGAGTTCTATATCGTCCACGCGAAAAATTTCATCCTCCACTTTCTGCGGTCGACGTATCAATGCCTTCACTCTTGCCGCCAGTTCAGCGTATGAAAACGGCTTCGTAATATAGTCATCCGCTCCAATGCTTAGAAGATCTACTTTCGTCTCAATCTCACCCTTTACCGAGAGTATGAGAATTGGCATGCCCTTACCCTCTGATCGGATTTCCGTGCAAACCTGCCGTCCGTCTTTTTTCGGCAATCCAATATCTAAAATTATTAAGTCGTAGTCATTGATTTTTGCTTTGTATGCGCCCTTTTCTCCGTCTTCCGCCACGTCAACAACAAAACCCTCTGCCTTCAGCGAAGGCCTTAGAAAGTCTACTGTTTCTTTATCATCTTCGACGATAAGAAGGTTCATAGTTAGTCGCTTAGATAAGTTGCAATGTTTGCCTTATGTTCCTCGAAGGTTTCGGCACAATGGATGGTCTTTGATTTATCGTGGAGGTAAAACATGCATTCCGTTTCCTCTGGATAAAGCACTGCCTTGATCGCGTCGATGCCAGGGTTGGCAATCGGATGAGGAGGGAGACCTTCGTTTCGGTAGGTGTTATAAGGCGAGGGAATATCTATGTCTTCCGGTTTGATTGGCATCCACCAGGTGCCTTCGCTGGTATATGTGCCTGGTTGCTTATCGTATCGGGCTTCGCCGTAGTGAATCTGATCATCTCGAACATACTGTACGGTGGCATCGACTTCTAGCTTCATGTCTTTAAGCAGACGATTCCACAAGATTCCGGCGATGAGGGGCATGTCATCTTTGCCAGCAGCTTCTCTTTGCACGATCGAAGCGAGCTTGAGTGCCGTTGTCCATTTGATGTTCTGTTTGAGGGCTTCCTGAGTATAGGGCTGGAATTTTTCGTTAAACTTTGCGCGCAATCTATCTGCCACTTTAAGCGGTTCTTCGTCGACAGGAATCAGGTAGGTGTCGGGAAAATACAGACCTTCAATCTCATCGTAATTCATTGACGTATAGGTAGTGACCCATTTCTTTTCTACATCTTCATTCCACCCAAGTTGATTGGCGAGAATATCTGCAATTTGTTCTTTGCGAAGCCCTTCAGGAATCACGACCCATTTCATATAAGGTCCTTCCTTGAAAGTTTCGGCCACCTGCCAAGCCGTCATACTCTTGGAGATTCTGTAAGCACCGGGCGTGAAGCAGTCCACGCAAGTCGTCGCTGTTATGCCGATTCCGTTTGTTTTGAAATAAGCGATCTTGAATCCTGCTTCACTTTTGATGAATCCTTTTTCTTTGAGCAACGCTGAGAGATCCTTAAAGTCTCCAGAGCCCAGTGGCATGGTGAATTGTTCCAGTTCTGCATTCGTCTGCGGAGCAGCAAACTGGCTGCTGTATGAGATGTACCATACCAGAGATCCCACAGCTATGATTGCTATGCCGATTCCAACAGCAATGGCACGCTTTGTCTTCAGAAAACTGAATCGTGAGGGTGGTGTATTGGATAAAAGTTGATCTGTCATAAAATTATTTATTACTGCTTGCCTTCACAAGCCGGTCAATGTCCGCTTTTTTAATTCGCCATTGGCCAATCTTGGTAGCAAGTAATCGTTTAGTTTTAATGTACCGCATGATTGTCCGTTCACTCACATGAAGGATGTCCGCGGCTTCTTTGGCTGTGAAATAATCTTTGGGAGTTTTCTTGGTCATATTAATTCTCGAATAATGGGATCGTGTTGTTATACTGAAGTAATTTCCCAGAGCTTGAAATAAATATTCTTATGGTTGGCTTGGAATCGACGGCCGACCTGCCGACGAGTCCATCCGAAAGCTTATAATTCGCATCTTGCCACTTCCATTGCCATCGACTCATATCATCAACGGGAGTGACGGTAAACGATTGCTTAAGCCTAAGATTTTTAAGATACGTTTGACCAACCTCTTTTATTTTCGCTTCAGAAGTCTTAGGGGAGAACAGATCGCCTTTCGTGCATTTGCCTTGATAGTTGTCCGGGTAGACTACGCGTACCTCTATCAGCTCATGGGTTTTGGGGTAGACCTCGTACTCGTAAACCTGGCAGGTATTTTCTATTTCTTCTGTGGCCCGGTAAATATTAACCGTGCGCTTCCAAGCTTCAGGCTTTTCTATTTTCTCATCGCCATAATCTGAAAGCTTGGTGAGTACTCCGACATCAAAGTTTGCAGGAGATTGGCTGCGAGAATATTCCACCTCGAAGATAGCGTCACCCATAAATTTCTTGATCGCTTCAGCATCAGCCTGTATGGTTGCACTGTCTGGCATTGTCGATGCTTTTACCGCTGCGTTATATCGAGCCTCAGCAGCATCTACCTTTTGTTTTGATTCGCCGCAGAAAACATCCTGACCTCGGTCGTTCTTTTCAACGCACCCGTGTTCAAATTCGTACTGGGCAATCCGGGACATCTCTTGTTGGAGTTCTTCGACACTCGGACTTTTGTCAGACATGACGGTTTGAGTGTCGCTTGCTGTTTTCGTATTAATAAAAATGGCAATGCCAGCTACTGCTGCAATGCCAAAGATTCCTAAAAGGATTTTCGTATGTTGTGGTTTGGGGGTAAATATCATATCAATTTGGCCTTTCATTTTGGCTTATTTCCAGTATACCCTATCTGTCCTGTTTTGTCATGTTTTGACTAGTGGATAACTAAAGAGGCTCCCGGATTGGCAGGAGCCCCTTTTAGCTATGCTTCCAAATACCGATCTGACTATCGGTCAGGTTGCCTAGTTATACTTCCAATTTGACCTCGTCGAATTCAACTTGAAGTCCGCTCACGCCGTTACAGATGTAAGCGTTTCCCCAGCCGTCGGATTCCCATACGATGGAAGTCCTGTACTTATCGAGTGCGATGGTTGCCCACGCTTCGTAGTAAGCACTTTGATCAACTGTCGAGCCATACGTGCTCGCATAGTTGTAGACTACATCGTAATCTGCTCCGTACATGTTGCCTGTCGAGCTGTCGATCCAAGCGTAGGTGTCGCCGTTGTAGGCAACCACCGACGCCATGTCATAGCGCGCATCGGCATCATAGCCGCATCCGCTGTGGTTGTAGTTGTACTGGAGGTACCAGAGGTCTGAGCCGCAGGGACCACGTCCACTGACGCAATACCCATCACTGCTGATTGAATTCCAGCCACTGCCCGACTGAGTCCAATACCCACCACCATTGGCATGAATGTAAGTCTGAGCCGACGCGATGCCTGCGAACGATCCCAACATGACAACAGCCATGAGGAAAGGCGCGACTCGTGAGAGTGTTTTCTTCATAGTGTGTTAGTTAGAATATAGGCTACGCACGTCGTTGAAGCTCATGACCTCACCCGCCGGAGACAGGACGATTTGAACGAACGGAGTCACGTCTTCACCCTGAGGTTTGGACTTGGCCTCCCAACGGAAAGCGTAGCTGACGCTGCCAGGCTTTGACATCGTTCTAAAGCTAAAGTTAGCTTTGACCGAATCAAAGTCGGCGACGTGCTTCGCAAGATATTCCTCAGCCTTTGCTTGAAGCTCAGCTTTCGGAAGACTCTTACTCCCGTCGCGTTCGAAAGGAATCTTGCTACCAGGGCCAGGCCCAAATTGAACAACATTGTTGTTAACCGGGTCGACGATGTACAAGAACCCTTTGTCATCCTGCCACTGCTCAATACGTTTGACGGCATTGGTGTAAGGATTCGCAGAGGTGCCCTCGAAGGTAACATTGGCTTTCCTCTCAGCGAGAGATTCAATGTTGCTCTTTACTTGGGCGAGCGATTCGGATGAACGACCAGAAAGTTCAAGCTTGTGAACTTCTTCAGTAAGCTTGTTCTCCAGCGTTTCTACGCGCTCTTTTGATGCTCCGCAGAATTCAGACAGGCCGTCTCGACCGAAGGTCAAGCAGCCATATGCCGATTCGTATTGAGTAACGCTATCCAGCTCTGCTCTAATGGACTCGATCGCGGCGTTAGTGTGAGGGCCTGGTACAGCAGAATTATCCGGTTGGACTTGCGCCGACACCGGGGAACCTTGACTGAACGTAAAGCCACTCGTTACGCCGAGAGCGAGGCCGAAGACAATTGCTAGTGCGCCTGCTCCGATGACGAATTGTTTTTTAGCCATAAATTTCTTTATGCGTTTCTAATTTACCGCGGCTCCAGTCGACCTCCCTTACCGTCTTGCATTCCAATCATGCAAGACCGGGCAAGAACCGTTTCCTTGGATGGTTTACGCTCTGCCAAAGTTCTCCGCTAATCTGCGTATTTAGAAAGGTAGTCAGATTACGGGCAGCTTGGCATTGCATAATAATTTTCGCTGATGGGGTAATAGGATTTCCTAAACATTTTCTAAGGATTTTCTAAAGACCATTCATCCATCCACGACACAACATTGACCAAGGTTTTTACGAAGTCAAATGATCCACGTTTCCTCGCGCTTTACGCCAAAAACCTCGTGCGGTTCGGGAGGAGACCTTCCACCAGTTAACGATCCGGTGGTTCTTAACTTCAATCACGATACGACCGAAGCCCTCCTCCTCGACGGCCGCCAAGTCTTTGGCGATTTCCACAAGCAGAAGAGCTTGTTCTTCCATGGTGGGATTCGATATTTTTTTGTTAGCTGTTTGGTTCATACTTGAGTCTCTTTTTGAAAGCGACATGCCAGTATAGAAGTGCATGCCATGCGTGATCGACGCCGGTCGTCGACTCCCATTCACGTTTTTCTTGGCCGTATTGATTTGTGACTGTCCGTGCATACATTGTTTGTGCGTGTTCGATGAGCATTTTGAATGTCGGGTCATCTGGCTTCATCGCAAACTTTATTTCTCCCCGGCGCAGGGACGATATTGTGTCGTCGATAATTCGATTGCGGGAGGTGAGCACCTTTACTTCTTCTTCAAACGGCTTTTCGTCTTCTTCTTTCTCATCGTTCCAGCGGACAACCTCTAACATTTTCGGATCGTCTTTGTAGAAGTTAACGTAGATGCGATACGGGAATTTGCGGGCCAGGCGCAATGCTTCTTCCGTCCAGGGCATTGCGTCAATAACGCAAACCCGCACGTCGTAGAATTGAATCAGCTCGGCCATGTATTCCCAGCGTGTCTTGTTCGGCCGGTCTTTTATTTTTCCGATCCAGAATATTCCTTTAGCGTTGCCGATGACTATGTGGTTTTCGTCTCCGGTATCCGCTCCCATTACATTCCAACCTGATGTTTCCACTTCCTCATTCGTTGTGTTGCGAAGGAATAGGCTCTGCGGAATTTTCTGATCCGACGCTATATAAGGCAGGCCCAGCACGAAGTTGTAGAAGTATTGCTGGTCTTCAGCATTGGCTTCTTCGGTGAGCAGGTCGGATGCGGTGCGCCACGGACACATCATTTGGCTTATCCAGTAGCCGCTTATTGGCTCTCCCGGATACCTGGCCTCCCACCAGCCCGTGTCGTTTACATGCCGCGATGTAATTTCACCGTGGCATTTTTGGCAGACGTATATTCTGCGTTCACGGTCAACGTTCTTTTCCCAATCCATGTGCTGCTCGTAGCTGCAACGAGGGCAATTGAATCGCCAATGTTTCTGATCCGATTGTCCAAACAGTTTGTCGACGCCCATGTCCGGAATGGTTGGGGTCGAGAAATAATGTTGGCTTCGTATTTTTGAGAAGCCCATGCGAGAAGTGAAGTCTCGGATAACTTCCGGCTTGGACTTGTCGAGTTCATCGTGGATGTTGCGATCGGAGGTAAGCATAATTGCTTCCTTTTCCGTGTAGGTTCCTTTGAAGAACAGGAAGGACTTGCCTATCTGTTTTTGTTCCACCGAATCTACGTCTTTTCCACTTACGCCTTCGAGCATGCAGGGATTCACTTTCACGATGCGGTTCACTTTGCTTTTTACGAACTCGGCCACGTCATCCACGGTTGGGAGCGTATAAATTTGGTTGATGCCCCAAAAGCGCGCAGCATGAACAGATCGCAGGATTTCCATCGTGCTCGCTCCGATCTGTGATCCTTTACGTATCACCTGGATCGGCGCGCGGTCGGAATAAATATCCAGCATGAAGCGGTGGTCGGCGAACTCGATCGGGTCACCGCTTTCGCTTTTTATTCCGTTCTGCTTGATCCAATACAGGATGCTACTTTTTTGCTTTTCCTTTTCGTCCATAAAAAGCCTTGATGGTTTCGTCTATCGCTTGACCTAGTTCCTCTTGCTCCGGAGTCGGAGGCTTTTGCTCGTCTTCATTGATGCTAAGTTCGTGCTTGCCAAGGGACTCTCCCATTTCAGTCCTGAACATTTCCCACAGCTTCTTGATCTCATCTACTGTTGCGCCTTCTCCTTTTTTGATCTGCTTCTTCAGGGTCTGCAACTTTTCCCAGAAGACTTCACCGATGGCGAATACTTTTTTCTGTTTAATCTCTTGTGCCTTTTTGCGGAGACCTTCTAAATCCTCGGTGAGCTTGAGGTCTTTCCGTTCGACCCAACGGTACTTCTTTGACCACGTTTCTAGGGTGGTATCGCTAGGTTTTTTGCCAAGTCGATCGACAAATTCCACCCCAGCTTCACCCAAGCTTTGCCCAACCCTGTTCCATAGCCCCTCGGTCTTCCGTAGGCTTCCGGCTTCGCAATACAAAAGCCACGCAGTGTACTGCTGTTCGGTTTCTCCCGGCATCTTTGAGGTGGTGAGTGCGGGCTTTGTCATATTGCTTTACTTTTTCTTTATTATTTATTCATCTTTTCTTTAACCTTTTACCTTGACCTTCTCCCAGCGATTGCGAATCACATCGCACCAACGTGGATCAAGCTCAAGCAGATAGCAGGTGCGTTCTAGTTTGTTCGCGGCGAACAGGGTGCTTCCTGATCCGCCGAAGAAGTCGACCACGACGTGACCGACTCGGCTTGAGTTCTTTATGGCGCGCATAATAAGCCACTCCGGTTTCTCAGTCGGGTGAGCCATCTTGGTAATTGCTTTGCGTGGCATATCCCATACGTCGCTCTCGTTGTTATCGCCGTAGAAGAAGTGTCTCTCCCCCTTCTTCCAGCCATACATAAGTGGTTGCGCTTTGGTCTTGCCTTTGCTCCGCTTCGCTTTCATGACCTGTTCGTATTGTTTTTTGTAGTCTCCCCAGCCAATAGCAAAGGACGGTTTAACCCATACGATTGTCGAGGAAAATTCAAACCCGGCGTTCAGCATTTCGTAGTACCACAGTGGATAGCTGGTATAGCCCGTGCAGACGTACATCGTTGCACCTGGCTTCAGAATTTCATGGTAGTTGGCGAATACTTTTTCGCTGAAGGCTTCGAAGTCTTCTTGGCTCTGCTGATCGCCGAGAATCTTTCCCTGCTCGGTTGGAAACTTCCCGCGCTTTTCGTGACTGACGTGAGCCACGTTGTAAGGAGGATCGGTAAAAACCATATCCACCTTGGTTGTGCCGAGCAATTTCTTGATGTCTTCAATCTTGGTTGCGTCTCCGCACATAAGCCGGTGTCGGCCGAGCTTATAAACTTCACCGTATTTCGACACAGGTTTTTTTATTTCCTCGTATTCTTCTTCGGCGGTTTTATCTTCCTCATCCGGCTCTTCGAGCATTTGGCTGTCGAGGAGATTGCTTATCTCCACTTCATTGAAGCCAGTGAGGGTCAGGTCAAAGTCGGAGTGATTGAGCTCGACCATGAGTTCGGCCAGCCTCTCGTCATTCCAATCGCGCCGTTGAGCAATCTTGTTTAAGGCAAGACTCAGTGCTTTTTCTTCCTTCTCCGGCATGTCTACCAAGTCTACATTCTCTTTCGGTATTGTTTCCCACCCCAACTCTTTGAGGGCCATGACAGTCATGTTGCCGCCGATAATGAAGCCGTCGCGTCCCTTGCTGGTGTTGACCGTGATGAGTCCGCGCAATCCAAACCTTTCAATCGATCGTTTTAATGCATCGATGTCTTCGCGCTTTATCTCGCGCGGGTTGTAGGCCGGATGCTTGAGGTCTGTAATTTTTATTGTCTTCGTATTTTTTTCCATAGGTTTATGAAGAATAGTTTGATGCGAATCCGGACCCTTCTTCGAAGCGGGAGCGCAAGGTATGCCTGCGTTGCTATCTCGCGCTCGACCATTTCAATGCGCCGCTTTTGAGCTTCAGCCAGCAGGTCGGCCGGAATGTATGCACCGCCTATAAGCCGCGGCCTATTCTTTCTTCGTGCCAGCGGGTTCTTTTTTGGGTTGTCGAGTCTGGTCATGTTCTTCTTCAATTAATTTTTTAGTTGTTAAGATGGCGTGTTCGACTTTTTCGATCCGTTCCTGATATTCCACCACCAATTCTTTCTTGGTCTTTTGGCCCTCCATGTTGAATGGGGTCAGGCGTTGGATCACCACGTCATCGTCGCCGCGGTCTTCGAGGTTGCGTACCGCAATCTCCAGCCGCACTTTTTCTTCTAGCAATGAGTCATGAATTGACTCAAGAGTTTCTAGTCTTGTTTTCATATCGTTATAATTTCGAACTTGTCCGTCTTTTCATTCCATCGCCAATATTCCTTTGTAGCGTTTACTGGCTTCGGGAATGCAAGCATTCGCTCTTGGTCTGCCCTCGACCTGGAACTGAAACGCTCCGAGCTAACCTGAATAAAGCGAATTTCTTTTTTGCCGACAGCCATCAAGTCCCAGCACCCGAATAGGTCTTGCTGTTGGAACTTTGCGCGCCGAGCCTTTTCGATCCAGTAGCCTTCCTGAGCGAGAAGGGCCTGGGCTTTTTGTTCAATGATTTTTCCTTTTTGGGTACGGTTCATAGCTGTTTGAGTTAACGGGTTTTGTGTCTTTGTCCCGTTCGTAGCGGCGGGGTCGCCGATGTGTTGTTAGGCCGAGGCCGACTCCGATCCCGCATTGCGGGGCAGATCCGGGACATTGAGCCGAACACTGACACGAGCTTTGCTTCTGCGGCCGACGAGGTTCATGACCGAGCGGATCGCTTTAATTGCGCGTCCCTCTTTGCCGATCACGATTCCCGCATCGCCCTCGTCAAGCTTCGCCGAGAGGAGCACGCCCATCTCGTCTACGTGCCTTGTCACTTCCACCTGTTCAGGGTGGTTGACTATTGCCCGTAGAATCGTTTCAAGTAGATTCTGATCTTGTTCCATAGCTTTAATTTTTCTTTATAATTTCTTTATCTTTTCTTGACCGCCTGTCGACCTCAGACGGAATCTTTGCAGCCAGAACGCCGTTGGGGTTTCCCCCTAACGCACGCCCCAGCCGCTTATTTGCGATAGCCACATATGCCGGGTTGAGATCTATGCCAACGAAACTCCGGCCCAGCGAACACGCAACCACCGCAGTCGTGCCACTCCCGATAAAGGGATCGAGCACGATTCCTCCTTCCGGACAACCAGCCCTTATTGGAATTTCCACAAGTGATGGCGGAAAGGTGGCGAAGTGAGAATCTTTCTGCGGCCTAGTGTTGATTGACCAGACGCACCGTTTATTGCGTCCGGAAATATTCGGCCTCATGTTTCTGTTTCGGTAATTTTTTTGACCAGTGCCCTCATCCCACTTGCTCTTTCCAGTGGCATCCAGCCGTGTTCCGCTCCAGCGATTAAGTGGTTTGGTATAGGGGTCGTATTGTTTTTCGAAGCTGTAGGTGCGCGATTTCACGAAGAAAAAAAGCTTTTCAAAATCAACGGTAAATCTGTCTTTGACCGATTGCGGCATGGCGTTCGGTTTGTGCCATATGATTTCGTTCCGGAGAATCCAGCCTCGATCACACATTGCTATTGCAAAGCGAGCCGGTATCTGCAGGAGACACTTCTCCATTCCTTTCACCCCGGCTTTGCCTTTTTCCTGCCAGCCGCAGTTGTAATGCGTGCCGCGGTTTGTGGCTTGCTTGCCGGTTCGCACACCGGACCCGCTCCCCGTACCGTAGGTATCGCCCATGTTTATCCAGCACGTTCCGGCAGGCTTGAGCACTCGCTTCGCCTCATCGAAGATTTCACAAAGTTTTTCGATGTATTGTTGAAATGTAGTCTCCAGTCCGATCTGCCGGTCGACGCGATAATCACGCAACGCCCAATATGGCGGCGAGGTCATCACGCAATCGATGCTTTCGCTCGGCAGTCTGCGAAGAGTTTCTTTTGCATCGCCGAGCAGTATTTGATTTTTGTATTGCTCGACTTTCATAAGCTGTGTGTTGGTGATCGGAAATCCTGTGTCATTGCGAATGATTCTTTGAGTTTCTTCAGCGCCTCGACCATTGCCTGCGCTTCTCCACGGACTTCCTCCGGTTCGCGTCGGCTGTACTGCAGCGCGATTCGCTCTAGCGTGTTGTAGAATCCGTACTCTTTGAGGCTCGCCTGAATAAAATCGTCGATGACCTCTTTGCATAAAGCCGCACCGATTGTCGGTTTCATCTCTCGCTTGTTTTGCAAAAACCACACGATCTCCAGCTCAAGTTGAAATTCAGTGAGATGGCGGAGGGCGTGTTTGAGCAGATTGCCGTCTTTGAACTTCACGAAGATCGGCCTGGTATGCCGAATACCCCAGGTGAGCTGAGAGAATTTCCCGAAGAAGTAGCGTGTTGGCAGGATTGGTTTATCCACAGGCTTATCCACATCCTTTTTAAATTCTTGAATCAAGCTCGCTTGTCCGAAGGACTTATCTTTTGTAAAACCGGTTTCTTTTGTAGCCCGAAAATTCTTCGCACGAAGATTTTTCGGGGGAGGTGAAAAGTTTGAGGTTTTTCCCGCCCCCGAACTTACTTCGGGGGTAGGTTGCTGGGGCCGTTTAAGACTCAGGCGGTAGAAGATTTTTCCTCCGCACTTCATGCGCTTCTGCGGCGAGTCTAGGAGTACGCCCGCTTCGTCGTGGGCCTGGATAATTCTCAGCTCGTCTACCAATCGCTTGAGTGAGTTTTGAATAGCGCGATCACTGCGGTTTATTTTCTTCATCAGCTGACCCTGACTGATCCAATCTTTCTCTTTGCGGCGTTTTGTCTCCGGGTCTTCAATCCAGCCCAACGTCTGGTCCGCAACGACAAGAAGAATCCTCAGCTCTACATCGCTCAGAAGTGGCATCCACTCCCGAATAATGAGGTGCGGGATTTGAGTCGAGTTTGGAATTATTGAGGTTATTTCGTTTTCCATGTTTTTGTTTGACGAAAGGGAAACAGCTCCCCGATTTCTGGCCTGACGCTCTCGCGGTCAGGACAGAATCGAGAGCCGTTAGAAGTAAATCGGGAAGTGAATTCGGATATCTTCCTCTGCTTCCTCTTGCTGGTGTAGGTCGTCCGGGTCAGGGTTGACTCGGCCGGTTCCACTGCAATGACTGCATGGCTTGCTGGCTTTTATGTCGCCTCGTTCCATTGCTGTAGGAATTTCTCCTACGCCGTCGCATTCTTCGCAGTCACGCTTGTCTCCGGCGAGGATATACTCCCGGATTTTTGCTTCCCTTAGTTCTTCCGGAAGCTCATTCCATTCGAGATTGAATGCGTATTTCATGGTTAGTAGTTGGCGACGATTGTGCATGGCTCTCCGGTTTCTTTCTCTTTCCGTTCGCAGAGATCCACGAAGTCCACAAAGCTTTGCTTCACTTTGTCGATTTTCTTTTGATCCGTTTGCTTATAAATCGTGCGCTCTCGTTGTTCGACCACTTCGAGAGTTCTCGGCAATCGTTCGCGTAGAAGCTTTGCCGGAATTTTTGCTTCGTTATTTTTCCCAAAGGCTTCGCGGCACAGGTATCGCGTTGCGAAGTGCTCTCCCCGGTACGCTTCACGCAAGTACCCGACATTGCCGTGCTCCACTGAGAAGCCAGTGATCTGCTTTTTCTTTTGCTTTGGCGTCTGGTTTTTCCAGCGCGCGTAGATGTCTATTCCCATAAGATGTTTGATCCTTTGTCGGCTTCCGATCTCTGACCTCACGCTTCCGCGATGAGGGCAGAGTCGGAAGCTAACGCCGGTGGTTACTTTTTCTTAGTTCCTTTCTTTGCTGGGACCGGAGCGGGTTTCGACTTTTCTTCGGTGTGAGAGTGCCCATTCCCATTTCCGTTTCCATTTCCGTTGCCATTAGGAGGTAGCTTTGAGACTAGGCGTTTGCGCCCATCCGGGAGTTCTACAATTTCCGCGATGCCCATCGACACGGCTTCGAGGCCCAGCTTCTTGTAGCCTTCGGCGAGGCGTTCGGGCCGGAGCTCTCCGATCGCTGTCATTGAGGTCGTTCCGAATACTCGATCCAGTAGGTCGAGTTTCATCTGCTTGTCTCGACCGACCGCGCCGGGTGCGATGCGGATAAGGAGACCGTCCAGTTCCTCTATCCATTTGTCGCGCTCTCTGCGCCATTCGGCTTTTTCCTCCTCGGTTCGGAAGAGCAGTCCGGTGTCTGATTCAGGCATGACTACCGTGTCTCTCGGAATTGGATCGGTGAGCAGGGCTTCTACTATCGGCGCAAAGTTCTCATAGGTCGGGTTTTTATAAGTCCGGCCGTCGAGCAGGGTGCTTCGGTCTTTGATGATCGTGGCTTCGCGCCAGACCTTCTTGTCGTCTCCGAGCACTTCTTCGAAGCGTTCCATGAGGACGAGCATGTCCGGCTCGTAAGCGGTTTCGCCTTCGACCTTCATCTTGATTCCGGACTTGAAGATTTCGCGTTTGCCGGTGTCGGCGTTCTTTTCGTTGTCGTACTCGTACCCAGCGCGGCCGGTGAAGATCGCGTGGTACCCGTCACTCACGAATGGGTCGGAGAATTCTCGCTTCCATGTCGGCTTGATGATTCCCCAGTCCTGGAATTCCAGGCGTGTCCGGTGAACTTTTTCTGCGTAGGATTGGAGGAACCCCTCCCATACGTGCGAGATTGAATCGATGAGAAGGATGTCCGATATTCCGGATCGCATCTTTTCCATCGTCTGCCGTAGGTCGGCCAGTGACTTCGATTCGCGGACGAGCACTTCGATTCCGGCTTCCGCGAAAAGCGGCTTGAGGAATTTTGATGCTTGTTCGGTGTCGAAGATTACGATCGGTTTTTTCGAACCTATCCGCTTGTGCAGTCCGACCGCGACCTGCGCTGCGGTGAATGTTTTGCCGCTACCCGCGAAGCCTTGGAAGGCCGCTTTGAAGTAGGGCTTGGTGTTGCCGATCGGCGCGAAGAAGCTATCTGTCATTTCCTTCGCCGTTTCTCTCGGCCGCACCCTCGTTGCTGTTGGTTGTGCTTGGTTGTTCATAATTGTTATTTGACTTGCCCGAAGGTGGATTGATATAATTAATTTGCTGATCATCTCCCTTCGGGGAGATTTTCTTTTTCTGAGCGGCCCGGTTCGACTTCCGGAGCCGTATTTCTTTGTCCAGGAACTCCACATCGATGCGGTCACCTATCTTCAATTTGTAGCGATCCGTAAGCCATTTCCCTTCAAGGATCACTGCTGGAGTTCCGTATCTGCGGTAGGTGACTGCGCGGGTCGGTTTGAGATCTCTCATGTGAAGAGTCTCAACACCATATCCGCTTGTGCCCGCCAGAAAGGACTCCAGTGTCCGGTCTGGCCCTCCACCATAATTTGGGCGAGCGATGCGAAGAGGATTAGCATGTCGAGGGTCACCAGGAAGGCGATGGCTTCGGATGCTATGGTGAAAGTTTTCTTCGCTTGCTCGTAAGTGATTGCGTTCATACGTTTTGTCGCTTGTCGGGGTCGTTGATGTAGCTCCGTTTGTTGTCGCATCCAAGTCTCTGACTAGACTTCGATTAGGCTACCCATCGACCCGTGGTCATTTGAGTTCTTTCTTGATCTCACCGAGCAGGGCGTCGTTGATCTGATCGAAGGCGTAGCCCATGAGCTCCGATTCGATTTCTGATCCTTCATCCATGAAGTCCGTCGTCAGCTTTCCAGTCAGGTTGCCGACCTCATCGGCGATATCGTCTTCGAGGTCTTTAGCCAAACTTTCGGCGACGGCCCGGATGCGCTCCCGCATGACCTTTCCGCGAACTTCTTCGCATATGTTTTTCTTCACTTGTGTGATGTTTTTCATACTCGGTGTTGTGTCAACTTTTGTAAGCTTGCGGACTCTGGTGCCGCGTACCTCGACCTTCGACGAGCAGTATTTATTTTTTCGAGATCGGGATTTTGGCATAGAAAAACCCCGTGCTCATCGCACGGGGTTTTTCCCTTTATCCGCAGTTTGCGGACGGAAACGGCTCTATTTGTCAGCTCCTACTTCCCATGACACTTCTTGTATTTCTTGCCACTACCGCAAAGACATGGATCGTTGCGACCAACTTCTGAAATAAATCCTATATTTCTTCCTAGCTTTGGAATAACTATTAAATCG